TACAAGAGTTGTAGATATTAGAGAATAAGGGGGGATAGCGGTACCGTATGGCGTTGAGGGGGTGTTTAAGACCTCTGCGACCCCCCAAGGGGTGTCGGCGCGTCTAAAATGCACTCCCGCTTGAGCTTTATAGGGGGGTTGCAGGCAAAAAAGCTCTGCGACCCCCCACGGTTTTGCTGCCTCATTAACATTGTGTTAATTCCGCTTGCATCACCGGACGAGGGCGGTATGATGGGCACCTACCAACGGAGCATCCCATGACCGACCTCAACGACCGCCTCGACGACATCTTCGGTGACAACCTCGCCGACCCGACGTTCTCCACGCCCAAGCGCCTCCCGCAGGACGAGGCCAGCGTCCGCATCCGCGAGATGACCTTCTCCGAGACGTGCCAGAGCTGCCGTGGCACCGGCCGCTTCATCAGCTACAGCGGCCGGGCTCTCGGCCCCTGCTATAAGTGCAAGGGCAACGGCCACAAGACGTTCGCCACCAGCCCCGAGGTCCGCGCGCAGGCCCGCCAGCGCACGGCCGTCGCCAAGGCCTCGGTCGTTGCCGACCATCAGGCCGAGCTGACGTGGCTGAACGCGACGCTCGCCCGCCGCGATCGGTTGCCCGAGGGCTACGCCACGATGCTGGAAGGCGCCCAGACGCGCCTGCTGGGCGGCCACGAGCTGTCCGACGGCCAGATGGCGGTGATCGTCAAGGGCATGGCCCGCAGCGCCCAGTGGGCCGCTGAGCGCGTCCAGAAGCAGGCTGACAAGGGAGCCACCCTCGACGTCACGGCGATCCGCAACGCGCTCCAGAACCGCAAGAAGGTGATGATCGCGGAGTTCACGTTCTCGCTCGCGCCCAACCACGGCAACAACCCGGGCGCCATCTACGTGAAGGATCGCGGCACCTATGTCGGCAAGATTGCTCGCGACGCCTCGACGTTCCTGCCCGGCCGTGACTTCGACCAGAGCCGCCTGCCGGCGCTTGCCGAGGTCATGGCGAACCCGGCCGAGGCCGTGAAGGCTGACGCCGCCCGCCGCGCCGAGCTGCTGCTCAAGGATCCCGGCATGACGATCCCGTGCGGCTGCTGCGGCCTGACGCTCTCGAACCCCGAGAGCATCGCTCGCGGCATCGGTCCGATCTGCGCCGGAAAGTGGGGGTTCTGACATGACCCCTCGCAAGACCGCCGGCTATCGGCGCCGCCACAAACACGGGAAAGGCACCCCGCTTTACAGCGGGGTGCCAGACGGCCCGCGCCGGATTTGCGTCACTCTGGATGCCGACAATTTCCGGCGTATGGCGTGGCTCGCCCGCCAGCGCAAGGTTCCGATGACAGCCGTGCTGGCCGACGCGGTGTACGCCTACGTCCTGCCGGTCGCGGCCACCGCCGACGCCGAGGAGGACCGCTAGATGGCCCGGAAGACCCAACCCCCGCTCACCCCCGAACAGCGCCAGCGGCAGCTCGAAGGGGCTCGCCGCTGGCAGGCCTCGCGCACTCCCGAGGAGAAGCGCGCTTTCGAGGAAAAGATGCGCCAAACCTACCACAAGGCGCGCGCAGCTCGCCGTTTGAAAACCGGCGTCAAGCTGCCGGGTCGCCTGTCCAGCGCCCTCTACACGGCCTACGACATCGAAGATCTAGACAGCTGACCGAGGAGATGAGCAGTGCCAACCGAGAAGACAGCCCGTACGGGCGATCGCGCAGAGCTGGAGCGCCTGCTCTACGAGCTGGACATCACCAACGACGAGGCGGCCCGATGCTCTGGCGTCGCCATCCAGACGGTCTACCGGTGGACCAACGGCACATCACCGATCCCGCTTGCAGTCGTCCGCATGCTGCAGCTCATGTTGCTGATAAAGGGTACTGAGAACATGATCAGGGTGAAGTGGTGCGAGCCGCCGCCTGACAGAGAGCTGACGTAAAACAGAAGAGGAGATGACAATGTCCGAGAGAATGGAAATGGCAATGGCGCGAGGGGCCAGCCTGTTTGCCAAGGCGATGGCGACCAAGCCCGCCTTCGTAGAGGGCTATCTGGAGTTCAGCGAAGAGCTGCTGCTGAGTAAAGAGTTCGTGCGGGGCGATGAGTTCAAGGAGTACTGCACGCGACGCGGGCTTATCAAGCCGGCAGCGCTGGACTCGAACATATGGGTTAGCGGACCCCAAGCTCTTGCTCGGCTGGGCTGGATCGAGCGCGTGAAGCTGGTGGAGCCTGAACACATGCACAATCACATGCGGACAGTGACGCTGTGGCGTAGTTTGCTGTTCCGCCGCAAGAAGGACAGCTGATGTCCAGCTGGATCAAGGACGGGCTGACGCTGTTGTTCACGACGATCGCGATCGGCTCCCTGCTCGTGCTGATGGCTGCAGCTGCGAGCGCACAGGTCAAGACCGGCTGGCAGATACAGGTGGTGAAGAACAACCTTCGCCACAACATCGGTCCGCCCTTTCCGACCAAGCAACTGTGCGAGGAAGTGCGTTTCCCTGTCATGATCGAAATGATCAATGACAAGGTCGAATGCCTGCCCGTTGCTGATCATTACAACAAGGACTAGCATTACGTTATGGCTTTCACCGCGAGACAAGAGCGTTTCATAGTCGAGTACGTTGCTAGTGGGAATGCAACGCGCTCGGCGATCGCTGCTGGCTACGCCGAAGGAAGCGCCAAGCAACAAGGCTCGTATCTGCTGTCCAATCCTGACGTCGCGGCCGAGATCGAGCGTCGTCGCGGCGCCATCGAGAAGAAAGTGCTCAAGAAGTTCGAGGTGACGCGCGAGTGGATCGTCGAGGAGCTGGCCAAGCTCGCGCGATCGAACATGGCCGACTTCACGTCGTTCGATGAGGACGGCAACCCAGTGCTCGACTTCACCGATGTCGATCGCGACAAGATGGCTGCGGTGAAAGAGATCACGAGCGAGACCAGCACCGTTGGCGGCGCGCCCGTGCGCAAGACCAAGTTCACGCTCCACGACAAGCGCGCAGCTTTGATGGATCTCGCCAAGCTCGAAGGGCACGTCGTCGATCGGCAGCAGCTCACAGGCGCCAATGGCGGCCCGATCGCAACGATGAACGCGCACGTCATCACAACGGCAGAGCTGACGCCCGAGCGACGTGCAGCGCTTCGTGCCGCGCTTGAGGGTATGGACGACGAGACGTAGTAGCGCCGTAAATGTTCCATAATACACATTATGCGATAATGATGCTGTAATGTGCCGCCGCTGTTGAGTTTCAAGTGAGTTGCTTTAACTATCAGTTCGAGGAGTTCGACATGACACTAGCAAGGCAGGCGTTCAACAAATGGTGCGAGACGTCAGAAGGCGCCGGTTCTATGAGCTTCATACCCGACAGCGAGGGCTTCGCCATCTTCGAGGCCGGCTGGAAAGCTGCGCGCGCCGAACCCCGTAGCGACGCCGCGCAGGCCACAGGCGGTCGTGTCACCGAGATCTACGGCGACACCAAGATCATCACGGAGGGCGCGACCGTGCGCCGGCAGCGTCTCGACAAGGGCGGTAACTGGCAGACGATCGAGCCGCCGCCGCCGCCGCCGCCCCCGCCGCCGCCGGCCAAGAAGACACGCAAGAAGGGGTGACAACCCGACCTGAGAGGCGCGAAAGAACACGGGATATTTTTCGGGTTTCAGCCCGTGGCCAACGAAATGGCAGGCGAGCTTCATCGACCTCTCCCCCTTGCGCCCCGGCGCGGCCAGCGCCATAGTGGCGCATGACAAGACGAGCACCCAACCCGCCGGCCGCGATCGCGGCCGGGCACGAGGAGATCAGGATGACCACGGGATCAGAGCTGGCCGTGCCGCCGAACATCAGCCGCGCACAGTACATCATCGACCTGTTCAATTTCGAGCGTACGAAGGCGCTCCTGCAGAAGCGCAAGAAGCCGGGCACCAAGCGCGCCGCCGACGCGATCCTCGACGCGCTGGTCGCGTGGGACGTCGAGACGGGCGGCGCCAACACGCACCAGCTCTCGGTCAAGTACAACGCTCTGCTGGATGGAGCATGACGATGACTGCGTGTGACAGATGCCCGCGCTGCGGGCTGGACGATCGATGGGAGTGTAACTGCGAACGAAAGGGCGTTGCGGCGGGCTCGCCCGTCGCGCCCAGTGTCTGCGAGACGACGCTCCGCACCGCCTTGGAACTCACGGGTGGCGATCGTGCCAAGCAGCACGGCGACAAGCGCGTCAATCACCAGAACATCGCCGACCTGTGGAACGCCTACTTTGGTGTCGATGCCGTGACGGGCTACCGGCACTTCACCGCGCACGACGTCGCTGTGATGATGTGCCTGCTGAAGATCGCCCGCCTGAAGAGCGGCAGCCACAACCCCGACAACTACGTCGACCTCGCGGGCTATGCCGGCATCGCAGCGGAGTGCGCCGAATGAAGTTCTGTTACGGTTGTAAGCATTTCGACAGCGCGCGATCGGATTGCGCGAGACCGGCGAGTGTCATGACGGTGAGCTTGGTGACCGGTAAGCCGCTGATCCGCACCCAGAACGACGCATGGTACGAGCGCTACAACGAGGGCGCCGATATCTGCGGCAAGGATGCCAAGTTCTTTGAATGGCGAGGGCCCAGCATATGACTGAGCCCGACATCGCGGAGATCGCCGCGCGCATCTCGTCGGCACCCGACACGCTCGCGCCCGACACCCAGCTGGTCCTGCTCGACGAGGCAGGCGTGATGCTGACGTGGGGCGACGTTCGAGCCCTTGCCGCCGCGTGCGCGGCAACTCGATCGACGGAGGACACAGCCTGTGGTCAATAGCTACGAGACCGTCCCGCCCCAGCTCACCGCGCAGGAGGCTGGCCGCCGCTACAGGGAGGGAGAGTTCCTGCGCCGCAACCACCACCTGATCAGCCCGTGGATGTACACGGCGCAGCAGTACGAGGCGCGCAACAAGGCCTTGATGCTGATGCACTGGGACATGGCAAGCGCCAAGCGCTACGAGCACGTCACTATTCCGATGTCGACGTTGCCGCCGGGCAATCCGCTCGACGCTAGGCTCTCCGAGAGTTTCGAGGACATCCACGGCGTAGGGTACGTGCCGTGAGCGGACCACGCAGCCTATTCGGCACGCCGAGCATGACGGCGATGACGCAGGAAGCGTTCACGCGATGGCTGGATGACGTGGGGCCGTACATCGACACCCACATAAAACGGTACGGCAAGCCGCGCGTCCGCGTTCCGGTTCAGCGCCAGACACCCAACGAGGCCGACCTGTGACCGACGCCGAGATCCTGCTCGCGCGCTACGCTTGGAAACGCCTGCGCAAGAAGATCGCCGCCCGCGTCCGACGCAACACGCCGACGGGCGCGCTGCGGGATGACGGCACGCCTTGCATCGATCTGGCGGAAATGACGGCCCACTATCGCGAAGCGTATCCTGACGTCGTCGCCATGTGGGAGTGCCGCTACGCGCGGTAGGCTCGACGATAGTGGCGTCGCAGGATATATTTCGGCATGCCCCTTATCGAGTGGAACGGCCGGCTCATCGATCGCGACGCGCAGCTGCGCGAGCTGGATCGTGGTGACGCCGAGGAGAGCCTTCACTTCTTCCTGAAGAAGGCGTGGCCGTACATCGACCCGGCACCGTTCACCGACGGTTGGGTGATCGACGCCCTCGCCGAGCACCTCGAAGCAGTCGTCGATGGCGACATCAAGCGTCTTCTGATCAACATCCCGCCTCGCATGTCCAAAAGCTCGATCGCGAGCGTGGCCTTCCCCGCATGGGTGTGGGCGCAGGAGTTCGAGGGCCCGACGTCGGGCCCGGGCGTGCCCATCATCTCCGCGTCGTACGCCTTCAAGCTCAGCGTGCGCGACAGCGTGAAGTGCAGGCGCCTGATCGCCAGCCCGTGGTACCAGAGCCTATGGGGTCATCGCTTCAGCCTGCTGTCCGACAGCAACCAGAAGATCCGATTCGGCAACACGAGAGGCGGCGAGCGCATCGTGTCGTCTGTCGACGGTGGCATCACGGGTGAAGGCGGGCAGATCATCATCGTGGATGACGGCAACAACGCCAAGGAAGTCCTGTCGGAGGCTGTGATCCAATCCACCAACGAGGATTGGTGGGACGGCACGATGAGCACACGCCTCAACGACCCGAAGACCGGCGCCTACATCGTCATCCAGCAGCGCCTCGGCGAGAGCGATTTGACAGGGCACATCCTGTCGAAGCCTTCGAGCAAGGAGTGGACGCATCTCATGCTGCCGGCAGAGTACGAGCCGCAGCGATCGTTCATCACCAGCATCGGGTGGGAGGATCCCCGCACCGAGCCCGGCGAGCTGCTGTGGCCCGAGCGCATGGGCCACAGGGAGATCAACGAGCTGAAGGCCGCGCTGGGCAGCTGGCGATCAGCCGGGCAGCTCCAGCAGCGCCCGGAGCCGGCTGGCGGCGGCATCATCAAGCGAGAGCACTGGCAGCTGTGGCCGCCAGAGGGCGAGCCGACCGACAACGCCGGGCGCATCACGAAGCCTGCGGCGTACCCTGCCATGGACTACATCCTCGCGTCGCTCGACAGCGCCTACACGGCGGACACGATGAACGACGAGAGCGCGCTCACGATCTGGGGCGTGTTCACGGGCGATACGGTGACGCGAGACCTCAAGACATCGCCGACCAGCAGCACGCGCGTGACGGGCGAGGCCAGCGCCCGCGTCATGCTGATGTACTGCTGGCATGGCAGGCTTGAGTTGCACGACCTCGTCAAGGAAGTCGGCAAGCACTGCAAGACGTACCGCGTCGACAAGATCCTGATCGAGAACAAGGCGAGCGGCATCAGCGTGGCGCAGGAGCTGCGGCGCCTGTTCACGACCGAAGGCTTCGCCATCCAGCTCAATAATCCGGGCAACGTCGACAAGCTGGCGCGCCTCTACTCGGTGCAGAACATCTTCGAGGAGGGACAGGTCTACGCGCCCGAGCGCCAGTGGTCGGAGGACGTCATGGCCCAGTGCGGCACGTTCCCAAATGCAAAACACGACGACATCGTCGACACCGTGAGCCAAGCGCTGCGCCATCTGCGCGACCTTGGCCTGATTGTACGCCCGGCCGAGCGTCTGCAGGAGCTGAACGAGAGCCTGTCGTTCGTGAGATCGACGCCGGCACCGCTGTATCCGAGCTAGGAGGCACCATGGCACCCAGACTGCAGGCCACCGTCGACTACATCGGCCCGGTGATCGGCCAATCGGCCAAAAGCTGGTGGAAAGTGACGGTAAAGGAGGCTTTTCCGGGCATCGGGCGGGCCGTCTACCAAATATCGGCCGCGAGTGATACCCTAGCGGCGCAGGAAGGTCTGCGCCGGCTCACCGACGAGCTGGAGAGGCCGCCACCGACGAGACACTGACACATGTCCCTTGCCACTGGCGCCAATATCCGTCTTCACGACCTCTCGGGAGACGAGGGTGCCGTGGAAGTGGTCCGTGATGGGGCCGGTCTCGCGGCCGGCAACGAGAACAGCGTCGAGGAGCCTGAAGCCGACGAGAACGGCGACACGCCGACGCTGGACGGCGCCGGAAACGTCATCAAGATCGACCACGCCGACGGTTCGGTCACGATCTCGATCAACGGCAGGCCCCTCAAAGAGGCCGTCTCGGACTCGCCGAAGGGCTGGTACGAGAACATCGCCGAGGATCTCGACGACGCCACGCTGAACGCGCTCTCCGAAGAGCTGATGCGCGGCATTGCAGACGACATCCGCAGCCGCGAGGACTGGCTTCAGCAGCAGGCAGAGGGCGTCAAGCTGCTCGGGCTGACACTTGAGAGCGCGCCGGGCGCCTCGTCAGCCGACGCCAGCGGCGTCGAGGGCACGAGCCGCGTGCGGCACCCCCTGTTGCTCGAAGCGTGCCTTCGTTTTCAGGCCAACGCACGCAGCGAGATGCTGCCGACCGATGGTCCGGTCAAGATCAGGGACGACAACAACAACGGGAACATCGCCGACGACCAGTTGGCCGAGGCCCTCCAGAACGATTTCAACCACTACCTGACCAAGACCGCTCGCGAGTACTATCCCGACACCGATCGCATGCTGCTGAAGCTCGGCTTCGGCGGCATGGCGTTCAAGAAAATCTACTACTGCCCGCTGCGGCAGCGCCCGGTCAGCGAGACCGTGACGGCAGGCGACCTGATCGTGAACGACAGCGCGACCGATCTGCACAACGCCAAGCGCGTCACGCATCGCATCGACATGACGCCGTCGCTCCTCAAGCGCATGCAGCTGCTCGGCATCTACCGCGACGTCCTGCTCGGCACGCCGATGCCGCAGCAGACCAACGCCCTGAAGCAGGCCGAGAACGAGCAGGAAGGCAAGGCGCAGGCCAGCACGCGACCGGAGGACCGCGACCACGAGATCCACGAGTGCTATTGCGAGGCCGACATCCCCGGGTACGAGCACAAGTGGAAAGGCAAGATCTCAGGCCTTGAGGTGCCGTGGCGCGTCACGATCGACGTCTCGTCGAAGCAGATCCTCTCGATCGTGCGCAACTACCCGAAGCCTGAAGGAAACGCACTGCCCGAGAAGCGACGCACCTTCGTGAAGTACACCTTCGTGCCGGGCTTCGGCTTCAACGACATCGGTTTGCTCCACATCCTCGGCAACACCACCAACGCCATCACGGCTGCGTGGCGAGAGCTGCTCGACCTCGGCATGTTCGCGAACTTCCCGGGCTTCCTGTACGCCAAGCAGAGCGGACGGCAGAACACGACCATGTTCCGCATCCCGCCCGGCGGCGGTCAGGGCATCGACACGCAAGGCATGCCGATCAATCAGGCCGTCATGCCGATGCCGTACAGCATGCAGCATGCGCCAGCGATGATGACGCTGGTCGACAACATGGCCCAGACAGGACAGCGCATCGGCGGCACGAGCGAGGCGATGGTCGGCGAGGGCAGCTCGCAGATGCCGGTCGGCACGATGCTCGCCCAGATCGAACAGGCTCAGCAGCTGGTCAATTCGGTTCACAAGCGCCTTCACGTATCCCAGAGCGAGGAATTCGAGCTGATCGGCCAGTGCTTCAGGGAGCACCCGGAGAGCTTCTGGCAGTGCAACAAGAAGCCCGCCAAGCAGTGGGACCACGAGACGTTCCTGAAGGCTCTGGAGGACTGCAACCTCGTGCCACAGGCGGACCCGAACACGTCCAGCCACACCCAGCGCATCGTCAAGGTCGGCGTGCTCAAGGGCCTGCAGGCCGCATCGCCCGCGCTGTACGATCCGATCGCCGTCGAGCGCCTCGCGCTGCAGACGCTGGGCTTCTTCAACCCCGAGCAGCTCATGGCGCCGCCCGCGTCGATGGGGCGGTTGCCGCCCGAGCACGAAACGGAGAAGGCCAAGATACAGATCGAGAAGCAGAAGGCCGACGCCGCGACGCTCACGGCACAGACGAACGCGAAGCAGGCTCAGCAGAAGACGGGTCTCGCTGCCGGCGAATTCCAGCTCAAGCAGAAGGTTGCCGATCAGGAGATGGGTCTGGCCTCGGCCAAGTTCGGCGTCGATGCGCAGCTCGCGGCGAAGGAGCTGGAGACCAAGAAGGCGGACCAGCTCATGCGCGAGAGAATTCAACTCATTGATGTCGCCCAGAACGTCGCCGTCCATCCCGAGAGCGCCGCCCTGATCGAGCCTCTGGTCCGGCCGGCGTACGAGAACGTCAAGAAGAAGCAGGACGAACTCGATGGACAGTAGCAAGGCCGCACGCGCCGCGCTTCTCACCGCGCGCGACCCCTACAAGCGCGCGAAGCGCGTGGTCTCGACGACCGGTCGCTACGCCGACGGCGGCGAGGTTCGCCCCTCGAACGAGTACTTCAGCGACCCCGCAGTGGGTACATATCCTCCGCTGAACGCCGAGAATCTCATCAAGTCAGGCGCGATGCGCGTTACACAGCCGGGGAACGGGCGGGACGGTGGGTTTGACGCGAGCGACGACCCCGAGCTGTACTCCTTGGTGTCTCACGCCAACGATACGCACCCCGACAGCTACACTAGAGCGTGGCCCGACAAGCCTTCCAGCTACGAGAATGCGGCCGGGCTGCTGAACAAACCGGGCACGCTGTACGCCGGGAAATATCGGCAGCTGGTGTGGTCCGCGCAGCAACGCGGCATGCCGGCAAGGGACATCTACCTGCCGTCGGCCTACCAGCAGACCGACACCGCCTACGCCGACGGCGGTGCTGTCGACACGCCGCCCGACCTGAACCAGCAGGGCCTCTACAGCCACGCCGCCCAGATCGCGCAGACGGCCCTCCAGCAGCAGGCACCACCTGCGCAGGTCCGGTCGACGCTCCTGAACAAGGGCGTGAAGCCCGACGAGCTGAAGTGGAGCGGCTTCGACGAGAAGCTGGGCGCCAAGCCGATGGTGACGCGAGACGAGGTCGTGCAGCACTTCAGGAGCGGCCTGCCGAACGTGCAGGAGACGCAACTTGGCGGTATTGGGCGCAACACAGCACCCAAGTTCGAGGATAAGACACTGCCCGGCGGTGAGAACTACCGCGAGCTGCTGATGCACATGCCGCCGGCATCCGCCGACGAGCATCGTAAGGTATTGGCGGATCTCGAACAGGCACGCCGCGCCAAGGCGGACGCCTTCTCGGCGTTGCGACAGGCCAACGAAGCGAACGCGCCGAACAGGTCGGACATGCGGACAGCGTACGCGCAGGCGCTCATGCGGCATGACGAGCTGCAGGACAAAGCAGAACAGAGCAACCGTGAAGCGGGCGCGAACAACTACCGATCCAGCCACTGGGACGAGCCCAACGTCCTCGCCCACCTCCGTCTCAGCGATCGCAAGCTGCCGGGCGGCGGCAAGGCGCTGCATCTGGAGGAGCTGCAGAGCGACTGGGGGCAGCAAGGACGGGAGACGGGTTTCCGCGACGACAAACGGGAGCCGGGGAAAGTGGAACCCCAAGAACACGGCCTGTGGAAAGTCACATGGCCCGACGGCTCTTTCTCGGGCGGCTTCGGCAGCCAGCAGGCGGCGGAAGGTCACGCGGCTGTACGCGAGGAAAGTGCCGGCGTGCCGCGCGCGCCCTACGTCGACAGCACCGCGAAGTGGACCGACCTCGGGCTGAAGCGGGCGCTGCACGAGGCCGCCAAGGGCGGCTACGACAAGCTGCTGATCACGCCGGGCGAGGAGCAGGCCAAGCGGTACGATCTCAGCAAGCAGGTTGACGCGATCTACACGACGAGCCGACCAAGCAAGCCGGGGCACGTCGAGCTGGCCGTTCGCCCGAAGGGTGCAAACGATTACCACGAGGTCGGCGGCGACTCGGTGCCGTTCGAGGAGCTGCACAGGCACATCGGCAAGGATCTCGCGGAGAAGATCATCGCGGATCACAAGGCAGCGGATCCGGCGCGCGGCGCGCACAACCGCACGTACGAAGGTCTCGACCTCAAGGTCGGCGGCGAGGGCATGAAGGGCTACTACGACAAGATCGTGCCGTCTGCGCTGCAGAAGCTGGTGAAGAAGCACGACCCGTCGGCCGAGGTGAAGCTGCACACACATCCGGTTCGTGTCGAACCCGACATGTCCAAGGTCAACGACGAAGACATCCGCCAGCATCACGAGCTGTCATCGCGTGTGTGGGGCGGCATGTCTCGGCAGGAGCGCATGGGCTACCGAAATGATTACGCCCGCGACAATGTCGAGGACGCCAAGCTACACTCGATCGATATCACCCCCAAGATGCGCGCCAGCATCCTGAAGGGCCAGACGGCGTACGCCAGAGGAGGTTCCGTGCCACCCAACGATACCGGCATCGTATCGCAAGCTCTGCAGATAGTGCCCGACGAGCACCCTGTAGTGCAGCAGGCGCAGCAGATCCTGCAGACACAGGCGCCAAGGCCTGTGAGGCAACCGGTTGATCCGATGACTACCGTTCACAGTCTATCGACCACGCCGCAAGCTCAGTCCGAACAGGTCATGCAGGCCAATGCCGATCGCGGTCTGATCTTTCCGAGAGCCCCGGCAGCGGAACGTCTACGCCTGAAGCTGGCACGAGCCGCGAAAGCCACGCAATCGGGAGAGGATGCGCCCGGCATGCCCGCCAATCCGCGCACCGTTATTCGGGCCCCCGAACCGAGTCCCGATCCGACCACTGGCATCGTCCCGAAGAAGAAGCCCGATTTCGTGGTTGGTCGTATCACGCCAGAAGACTGGGTTCGTCGGCACGAAAATATCCTAGAACCTGCCGAAATTCGTGACGCATCCGGGTGGTACCAAAAAGTCTACGACACGTTCCTCCAGCAAACGCACGGCGACGCGGAGAGGGCCAAGGAGTACATGCGCGGCTGGTTGGTGACGCAACAGAATGTCGACGTCAGCGGCGCCATGAACAACGTCCTCCTGCAGAAGGAGCAGATGAACCGAGGCGTCCCAGAAGACCAGATGCGTGCCGCAGGCATGCCGAACCCGACGGCGGCTGCCCGATCCGTCATCGCCAAGAGGCCGATCACGGGCGTCGGGCAGAAGATCTCCGATTTCGTGGACTCAGCCGAGGGCAAGGACGTGCGGTCGTGGATGGCGAACCATCCCGATGGCGGCAAGCCCTTCGTGGTCGATGTCCACACCGCGCGCGATACAGGTATCGTGGATCAGAAATTGATCAATCACCTGACGCGGCTCGGGTACAATGCGGAGGACATCGCCCGAATCAGGGTCGACATGGCGGGGTCTCCGAGCGAGACACAGTACGAAAACCGCGCGCAGTTTGGGCAGCAGATCACGGAGCATCTGAACAACATAAACTGGCAGGGCCGTAACGACTGGACGCCAATGGAAGTGCAGGCTGTCGGCTGGATGGGCATGACGAAGCTCACGGCCAATCAGGCAGACGATGTCGTAAGCGGTCTTGACCGGAACATGCGACGCATCTCAATGGAGCTGGCGCCCGGGGAAGGCTCGCCTTGGCACAAGAAGTACGGAGATGCCTTCGCAAAGCTCGCGCCGGCCGATCAGTACGAGCTGACGCACCACATGACGCAGAAAGCGATCGAGCATGCATCGAAACTGGCCGGCATCGACGTCCGCGACATCGTCCACGGCACGGGCGGCTGGCAGCAGTATCAGAACCCGTCGACCGTGGGTCAGGCGCTGGCCACGAAAGAGGGCGCCGAGATCGCCTCGAACGCTCTCGGGCACCTTTTGCAGCAAACCGAGGTGTGGTCGAACAGTGTGAAGCCCGTGACGTCGGCCCCGAAGGGCTTTGCGGTCGATTTCATCGCCGATGGAGATCACAATCTCCACACGGACGAGGGTTTGCGTGATTTCTGGGGTAAAGTCATGGATGCCGACCCCCTGAAAGGCACCAAAAAAGCGCTCTTTCAGGGCTACCAGCCCATTCGCACGGTAGACGGCAAGGTCGGCATCAGGGCCCTGATCGACAGGGGCGGCACAGGGACCATGAAGATCTTGAATGATGCCGTAGAAGGGCCTATACGACGCATGGCGGAAAGTCTTCCGTTCGATGTTCATGCCAAGATGCATGAAGCGGAGATCATGAAGGCCCGCAACGACTGGAATGAGGACAATCATGGGCAAGCTTATAAATCACGGCTGGTCGACCTCCTCAAAAGAGATCCCACAGCCGAACTCGGTCGTGCTGGGCAAGAACTTGAAGAAGAGTTCGCCAAAAAGCTCCGCGAAAAAACCCGGCTGACCCGCGCGGCGGGCGGCGCCGCCAATCGCGGGGAGGCCGGCGTCTTTCGGAAGCGACTTCTTCGTGGTAAAACTGACACACCAGCCAACGGCCGGTCGATCGTCGATCGGGCGCTACAGCTCGTCCACAAAGGAGCACCCGCATGAGCGAGGCCTCAAAGTCTGCCCGGGCCGCCATGCGCGCCAAGGCCAAGCGTCTTTCGTCCGGCCAGAGTGCAGGCAAGGTCGACGCCAGCTCCTACGAGCAGCCGACCAACATGAACTCGACCAAGAAGACCGGCATGCGGCCGGTCAGCCCCCGCGCCTACAAGCTGGGCGGGCGCATTCAGGGCGATCGGGGGCCGCGCAGGGCCGACAAGAAGTCCCGGGGCAACGTCGCCGACGAGATCTCGACGAGGGACACCAAGCAGGCCAACCGTGACAAGTTCGGCTCGCCGCATGTCGGCGGCATGAAGAAGGGCGGACGCACCCGCAAGGAAGGCGGCGGCGGTATCGGCGCCCTTGAGATGCTCTCGCCCATCATGATGGGCAAGAAGCTGATCGAAGGCGGCGGATCGGGCGGCGACGACGGTGCTTCCGCTCACGCCAACGCCGTGAAGAACAGCCAGATGAAGAAGGGCGGGAAGGTCCACGACGATGCCGCCGAAGACAAGGCGATGGTCCGGAAGATGGTCAAGCCGACCGCCATGAAGCGCGCCGAGAAACAGGGCGGCGGCGGCATGACGGCGGGGGAGGCAAAGGCGATGAATCGCCGCATAAACGACACCTTGGACGACGGCCGAAACCTCAAAGATGCCACCTATGTGTATCGCGCCGAGCGGCGCGCGCCGCGCGAGCTGTCGCCGCCGTTCATCAGGGACAGGACGGATCGCTCCGATCCTCGCGCGTTGCGGGATTTGGAGCGCGGTGATTACGACGCCATGCTCGGCGTCAACTCAAAAGAAAGCGGCATGAAGAAGGGCGGCCGCACCAAGAAGCAGGTCGGCGGCCCGGCCGACAAGACGCCCTATGAGGACGCGCCGCCGCCTCAAAAAGCTATCCCCGGCGACGCTCCCACACGCGGACCCGACACCAAGGGCGGCGGGCAGGCAACAGGCCGCCCTGAGAACAGCCAGAGAGGGTTCTTCCCGGCCATTAACGGTCTGGGAACAAAGAAAAATGGTGGCGGCGTGGGGAAGAGCGGCCGCACCAAGAAGCAGGTCGGCGGCGGCATGGACAAGAAGGCCATCCCCGGCGACGCCCCGACGCGCGGTTACGGACCCGGCAAATCTTCGACTGACAACTACGAAGATATGCCGCCGCCGCCGTCGCGTGAGCCCCGCTACCCCGACATCTATTTGGACGCGCCGCGCGCGCCCAAGTACAAGAACCTCGACGCGCTGATGAAGGCCGAAAGCATCGGCGGCTACAAGAGCGGCGGCGGCACCTACTACGGCGGCACACGCCCGACCGGCGACCGCATGCCGAAGGCCGGCGGCGGCGATGTACTGGCAGACGCGGTCAACCGCGTTGACGACAGACAGGGCATGTACCCGCGCCGCGTTGGGGGGTCAGAAGTAGCCCGTATGGGCAAACTTGATTACGCTCAGCGGAAGGCAGAAGCCAAAAATTTTCCGCGAATGGAACGCGCAGATGCAGCCGCTTTGGCCGCGGATAGGGAAGATTCTGAAGCTAATATGGTCGCGCGCTACGGGCGCAAAAAAGGCGGTCGCGCCGAGCGCAAGAGCGGTGGCCGCACCAAGGGCAAGACCAACATCAACATCATCGTGAACCCGAGCAAGGACGCGAACGACAAGCCGCCGATGCCGGGTCCGATCCCGGCACCGCCGCCTCCGATGCCGCTTCCTCCCCCTCCGATGCCGCCGCAAGGCCCGCCGCCGGGCGCACCGCCGCCCAACATGCCACCTCCGTCGATGATGGCTGGCATGGGTGGTGGGGGCCCGCCGATGCGGGCACGAGGCGGACGTCTCGGCATGAACAAGATCGGCGGCTCCGGGGGCGGATTGGGCAGACTGGAAAAAGCTAACTTGAGGTAGCGCCGGTCGTTTGGCTTAACGGTCGCGCGATACAGAGCCCGACACGCAGACTCCTCGCTGCGTGTCGGGCTCACCTGTTTTTGGAGGAAGCAATGACAGCCCAGACATTCAATCAAGCTCTCGAACTTGAGACGTCCAAGCGTATCGATGAAGCCGTCTGCGCAGCCAAGAACACGCTCGCGGCCGGACAGTTGCCAGACCATGCGACATACAAGTATCATGCTGGCACCATAGCGGGTCTTGAAAAAGCCAAGGAGCTTCTGATGGACGCGCTGCGGGACATGCAACGAGTGTGAGGAGACACTGATGTCATCGATGGCTATGCGCCATGATACGGATCCGCGTTCGGATCTTCTGAAAAAGCTCGGAAACCTCGACGGTTTCGTCCTCTACAACAACCAAGTCCTGATCGGCATCTATGAGCGGCCTGAGAAGACCGCCAAGGGCATCATCTTGACACAGACCACCCGAGGGGAAGATAAATACCAAGGTAAGGCAGCGCTTATATTGAAGATGGGCCCCGTCGCGTTCGCGCAGACCGAGGGATACTTCACAGAAGGCGGACCTCAAGTCGGAGACTGGATTGCGATCCGGCCATCCGACGGCTGGCCTATCAACATCAACGGTACTTTGTGCCGCATGCTCGTCGACGAGGCAGTGAAGCTGCGCATCCCGTCGCCCGACAGCGTGTACTAGGAGATCACCATGGCAGGCGAAGAGATCAAGATCGGCGAAGACGACCGCCCCATCAAGGAGGTCGAGGAAGGCATCGAGGAGCTGCGCGAGCGCCTCAAGGTCGAGGAAGGCAAGCGCATCGCGGCAGAGGGCCGTGAGCGCAAGCTCACGAGCGATCTGCGCGAGAAGAGCGGCGAGGTCCACGAGACCAACCAGCAGATCGTCGAGAGCGCGATCGACAAGCTCTCGATGGAACGCGACGCGCTCAAGCAGCAGTACCGCGACGCGCGCGGCGTGGGCGATATCGATGCCGAGATCGAAGCCAACGACCAGCTCGCCGACGTGGCCGCCAAGCTGAACCAGCTCCAGCTCGGCCTCCGCGCGATGAAGGAAACGCCGCCGCCGGCCGCCGCCGGGCCTGTCAGGACGGGCGATCCCGTCGAGGATCTGGCGCGCAGCATGGAGGACGGAGGCGCCAAGCAGTCAGCTGCGTGGATCCGCAAGCATCCGGAATTCGCACGCGATCCGAAGAAGTACGCCGCCATGATCGGGGCGCACAACGTCGCCGTGAACGGCGCCGGCCTGCGGGAGGAGACGCCCGAGTACTACGCCAAGGTCGAGGAGGTGCTCGGCATCAACCCTGCCACGCGACACGAGCCGCACACCGACGACCCGCCGCAGACGTCGTCGGCCGCCACGGCTGTCCGCGAGCGAGGGGCCGACACGCCGCCTGCTGCGGCGCCACCGTCGCGCAGCACGGGCAAGAACGCCGTGCGACTGAACGCCGACCAGCGCGAGGCCGCGAAGATCTCGGGCATCTCCGAGGAGGAGTACGCCGCCAACCTTTCGAGAGGGAAGAACTGATGGAACCCCGCCGCCGCCGTCGCACCCGTTCGCACGTCACCGAGGCACCGGCAGAGCCGGTGATGAAGACCGTGGTCGAGAAGACGCCCACGCTTGAGCGGTCGCCCATGCGGTCGAGCATGAGCGCAGACGATCGGGCGCGAGCCGACGCCCGTACGGCCGAGATCCTCGGCGACGACTCGATGCTCACAACGGGAGAGGACAAGTTCCACGTCGATCCGTCCGTCGTCCCCGACGGGTGGACCTACGAGTGGAAGCGCTGGACCGTCTACAACAAGGAAGATCCGCAGTACCGCACGGTCATCGACCGTGGCGGCTGGGAGAACGTCCCGACCGAGCGCCATCCCGAGCTGATGCCGCCCGGCAGCGCAGAGGCCTTCATCCATCTCGACGGCCTGATGCTCATGGAGCGACCGAAGGCCGTCACCGACAAGGTGAAGGCCCGCGATCTCCTCGCGGCACGCAATCAGGTGCGCGCGAAGGAAGAGCAGCTGGCCTCGGCGCCGGCCGGCACGTTCGAGCGCGGCACGCATCCGGGCGCGCCCGTTGCGGTCAAGAAGGGCTACGGACCGGTCGAGATACCACGGGACTAGCCGACTACATGAGCCCCGCTCGAAAGAGCGGGGCTTTTCACTGCGCGCTACTGGCCGGAATTGAAATACGAACCGAAGAATTTACGCCCGGCGGCGCAGTAGGCTTCGTGAGCCGCAAGGCCCGACGCATAACGCCCAAGAAATTTCAGTCGGCCGTTGATACGGATGTTGGCTTCAAACTGGTTGCGACGAGAGTTGAAATGCACACCTTTGAAGCCGGATGTATTACGCTTCGATAAGCGACTGTTGTGGCAATTCTGACGACGAGTTGTTTCGCGCAGATTCGCAATCCTATTGTCGGTCTTGTCGGTATTGCGGTGATCGACATACGGCGGCGGCTCGGTGCCGTAGTGTAATTTCCAAATAACGCGGTGCTCGGTAAATGGGTGGCCTTTGATTTTCACGCGGCGATATCCGGTCGACATAAGACAGCCTGCGAGGTCGCCTGCCTGCGTATTTCGTCCGGGTCGAATGCGCCAAGTAAGTCGGCCAGTGCGTGGGTCGTACAGGAATAGCCGGCGTAATTCGTCGGCGGACGGTAGCTGCTTTTGCGATATCTCCATGGTCAACACGTCATAGTACCTCATATCGCGCTTTACAACAGTTTGATGCACTGACATCGTGGAACAGATCATAGTGCGTCTCGGGACGTACTCCGCGATTTTTCGCGACGACAGTCGGCCCGGTGCATGACTTCGACGCTCTCCTCAAGGAGGAGTGTCCGTCATGAGTAATGTTAATGCCCCCTTCGGCTTCAGCCAGTACTTCGGCGGCTCGGGAGGCGTCCCGACCTTCAACCAGTCCGTCCGTCGCGTCGCATCGAATGCGGCTGCGATCTACAACGGCGACCCCGTCATGCCGGTCATCGGCACGGCCACGGGCTACATCGTCGTCGGCTCGCCGGGCACCACAGTCCTCGCAGGCATCTTCTCGGGCTGCAAGTATTTGTCGACCAGCCAGAAGCGGACCGTCTGGTCCAACTACTGGCCGGGCTCCGACGCTACGGGCGACGTAGAGGCGTACGTCATCGACGACCCGAACGCCCAGTTCGTCGTCATGGGCAACAGCACCACCTTCAACATCACCGGCACGCCGACCACGATGACCAGCTCGCCGATCGGCCAGTATGCGCAGTTCGCGATCGGCACCGGCAACACGTCGACCGGCCTGTCGGGGGCATACCTCAACTCGCTCGCCACCACGGTTACCTTCCCGTTCATCGTGCGTGGTCTGATCGGCCTCGGCGCCGACTACAACGCGGGCCCCGGCTCCGACCCGGCGTCCGCTTACAACCGTGTGATCGTCGGCTTCAACAACGAGTGGATGCGCAACAACGGCGCAGGCCCCACCGGTATCAGCTAAGGAGCCGCACCCATGGTCGTCAATCTCTCCCAGATCAAGGATCTGCTGCTCCCGGGCCTTCGTGGTGTCGAGGGCAAGTACGAGCAGATCCCCTCGCAGTACGACAAGGTCTTCACGAAGTACGACTCGAAGATGGCCTTGGAGCGCACCGCCGAAATGCGGTACCTCGGTCTCGCGCAGCTGAAGACCGAAGGCGGCCAGACCGCCTTCGACAACGGCGCAGGCGAGCGCTTCGTCTACAATCAGGAGCACATCGAGATCGCTCTCGGGTACGCGATGACCCGCAAGGCGATCGACGACAACCTCTACAAGAGCCAGTTCAACCCGTCGAACCTCGGCCTGATGGAGAGCTTCCACCAGACCAAGGAAATCTACGGCGCGAACCTCTTCAACACGGCGACGACCTACAACGCGAACATCGGCGGCGACGGCGTGGCGCTCTGCTCCACCGCTCACCCGATCGATGGCAGCACGGTCGCCAACCGTCCGACCATCGACGTCGACCTCAACGAGGCGTCGCTGCTCAACGGCCAGATCTCGATCCGCACGAACTTCCGCGACATCGCCGGCCTCAAGACCTTCGCGCGTGCCCGGAAGCTGATCATCGCGCCGCAGAACGAGCCTGTCGCCGTTCGTCTGACCAAGACCGAGCTGCGGCCCGGCACGGCCGACAACGACATCAACGCGATCGGCTTCGTGGCCAACGGCCTGCCGGAAGGCTACATGGTGATGGACTTCCTCACCTCGGCCTTCCCGTGGTTCCTGCTCACGAACATTGCCGGGCTCTCCTACATGGAGCGCATCAAGTTCGAGACCGACATGCAGGTGGACTTCATCACCGACAACCTGCTGGTCAAGGGCTACGAGCGCTACTCGTTCGCCTACTACAACTGGCGCTCGATCTACGGCTCTTTCCCGACCTCCTAAGCTTGAGAACCGCCCACTGACGGCGGTCGAAAGGATACGACTATGGGTGTCACGCATCTGAGCGGTCTTGAGGTTGCCGGCGTCCCCACGATGGGGATGTCCGGTCTCCCTCTGACCACGGGCAACGTCTTCTTCGTCGACTACGTCAACGGTGGCGACGGCAACAGCGGAGCGGCCGATGCGCCGCTGAAGACGCTCTACATGGCTCAGGTCAGGATGACCGCAGGCCAGAACGACGTCGCGGTCATCGTCGGCGACGGCAGCACGACGGCCACGCAGCGTCTCTCGCTGGCCAACGCGCAGATCGCCGACTCGACGGCCACGACCGGCACGCTGGTCTGGGCCAAGGCCGCCTGCCACATCGTCGGCATGGCTGCTCCGACGGCCTTCGCCGCCCGCGCCCGCCTCGCGCCGCCGACCGGCACCTACACCGCGACCACGTTCAACGCCGACGTCTTCGTGTCGGTCACGGCGCAGGGTTGCATCTTCTCGAACATCTCGACGTACGTCGGTTTCTCGACCGGCAGCGCCAGCATGGTCGGCTGGTCCGACACGGGCGGTCGCAACTACTACTCCAACGTCCAGTTCGGCGGCTTCGGCGACGCTGCCTCCGCGCAGGGCACGGGCGCACGCGCTCTTCTCGTCAGCGGGTCGACCGGCGAGAACACCTTCGACGGCTGCGTCATCGGTCTCGATACGACCGCGCGCACGGTCGCCAACGCGAGCCTTGAGTTCGCCGCCGGCACGCCTCGCAACGTGTTCCGCAACTGCGTCTTCCCGATGCTGGCCACCAATGCCGGCGTGCTGAGCATCCTCGGCACGGGCGCCAGCTGCATGGATCGCGACCAGATCTTCGATCGCTGCAAGTTCGTCAACGCCATGTCGAGCGGCGGCACGGCCCAGACCGTCATCGCGTCGATGACCAACGCCTCGCCGGGCGGCCTGCTGCTGATGGACAACTGTGTGTTCATTGGTGACAGCAGCACGAACTGGGGCGACACCAACGCCCTCGCCAACATGTATGTCAATGGCGGCTCGCCGACTGCGGCCACCAACGGCAACGCCGTCAAGCCGACGTAGGAGCAGGATCATGAAGGGACGTAAGATGGGTCCGGGCACCTCGGGTCCGGCCAAGGGCGACAAGGACTGGAAGCACGAGCCGATGCCGGTCGGGCGCAACAAGGCGCCGAAGATCACCGGACCGGCCAAGGCTCGCAAGAGCGGCGGCAAGGTGGACGGCGACGCGCCGATGAAAAACGGTGGTCGCATGCCGCGCAAGAGCGGCGGGCGCACCGGCTCCAACGCCAGCCCGTTCTCGTCGGCCCGCGTCGGCAATGCGCCGGCCGGACGCAAGACCGACGGCTCCTCGCACTAGTCTTATGCCTCAATTGGAGGCGTGCTTCTGATGACGTGATCGCGGCGCGCCGGGAAAGGAAAACCTGAATGCGTCCTATCACAGTCACAGTAGGCCCTCTTACGACGGCCAGCGCTACCAACGTCCGCACCGCGTCGGGCGTGGCGTCAGCCGGCGCGGTCGTACTCAACGGCTCTCTCGTCAGCGGCGGCGTGGCCACGTTCGACAACGCGCGTCGTGTCCTGTTCACGACGACGGCCGACGAGACCACCAAAACCGTCACGATGACCGGCACCAACTGGTCGGGGAGTTCGGTCAGCGAGACGTTGACGCTGGTCAACAACAGCACCGTGGCATCCGTCCTCGACTATAAGACAGTGACGAGCGCCTACTGCAGCGCGGCGCTGACCGGCAACCTGTCCCTCGGCACGAACGACGTGGCGGCTAGCCCGTGGGTTATGTTGGACCCGTGGGCGCTTCCGGCCGTTGCTGTTCAGCTTAACGTCAGCGGGACGGTCAATTACACCCTTCAGCAGTCGCTGGATGACCCCAACGACCCGACGAACCCCACAACGGCGGCCAGCATGACGTGGATTGACAGCGCCGACACCGAGGTCGTCGCGGCTACCACGGCGCAGCAGACTAACTACGCTTTCACCCCCCGCTATGTTCGTGTTCTGTTGAATAGCGGCGCGGGCTCCACGACGGCAACTATTATCCAGTCTGGGAGCGTGAGCCTGTGAGCGGGCTATCTCTTTCCGGCAGCGGCCTAACGATCACGCAGGCCGGCGGCGGCGGCGGTGATATTACTATCGGCACGAGCCCCATCGTCAACGGCACGACCGGGCGCATTCTATACGACAACGCCGGGATCGTTGGGGAACTGCCCGCGCCAACGGGGGCCATAGTCGGCACGACGGACACGCAAACGCTGACAGCTAAAAGAATCGACCCGCGCGCATCGTCTGCGGCGTCGGCGTCTTCGGTCACGCCAAGCATTGCAACGGCTGATGTTTACGTGTTCACGGCGTTGGCCGTGGGGCTTACTATAAACGCGGCAACCGGAGGAACCCCTCTCAACGGCGACAAACTTCTATTTCGGTTCAAGGATGACGGCACGCCACGACTTCTGACTTGGACGGTGGCAGGCTCCGGGTCATTCAGGGCCATCGGCGTAACTCTCCCGACTACGACTACCGCAAGCAAAGTAACTTACGTCGGGTGCGTTTATAACTCAGACGAATCCTTTTGGGATGTCGTCGCGGTAACGACACAGTCGTAACATGGTCAAGATTGATTTTGAATATTCTACCGCATACGGAGTCTTCAGAGACGCTCTACACTTGCCTGAAGATCACGGCATGACAGACGCCGCAATAGACGCCCTCAAGGAGCAGCGTCGTGATAGCTGGATTGAGATTGTAAGCGCGCCGTTACCGGAGCCGGAGGACCTTTAATGGCCGACAGGTACTGGGTAGGCGGTGCCGGAACGTGGAATACTTCTTCCACGACAAACTGGTCTGATGCGTCTGGTGGGAGTAGCGGCTTCTCCGTTCCCACCGTTGCCGACAATGTGTTCTTCGATCAGGCAGGCACCTACACCGTAACGATGACGGGTGCCCTTGCGTGCCTCGACATTACCGTATCCGCTGGAACGGTGACGTTCGCCACGGGCACGTCGCCAACGCTAAACATTCGCGGGTCGATGTCGCTGTTGTCCGGCACGCTCTGGACAAGCACCGGGACGATCACTTTTTCTTCCACGTCCACCGGAAGAACCGTCACTACAAACGGCGTGAGTTTTGCGCCGTCAATAATTTTCAGTGGTGTAGGTGGCGAGTGGACTCTCGGCAGTGCGCTGACAGTTGGAGGATCGGGAACGTCGGCGCTTTCAGCGGGCACGTTCGGTACCGGAAACTACAACCTGACACTCGCCACGGGGACGTTTCAACTTACCGGCGCGTCAGCAAAAACCCTGAATTTGGGCTCCAGCACGATATCTACGAATGGGTATACCGATAGCTCTACCGGGACGACAACGGTTAACGCTGGCACGTCGGTGTTGAATATTAGCGCGACCGGCACCGTAAATTTTAATAGCAAGACCTATTACGATGTAAATATCACTGCCGCCGCCAGCGCGCCCAACTTGTCTAATCTAGGCACGTTCAGAAATCTTTCGTTTACGTCCACAACTTTTAATTTTCGGGACGTGGTCGTGTCTTCGCCGGGGGGAGTCACAATCACGGGGACACTTTCAATATCCACAGGTGCGTCACTCGCCAAACGGTCTTTCCTGCGTTCGGCTACGGTAGGCACCGCAGTAACGCTGACATGCAACGCTTTTTCCGGTGATAATGTTGATTTCCGCGATATTACGATTGCAGGCTCAGCAGCGCCTATTTCGGGGAGCAGCCTTGGCGACTGCAAAGGTAATTCAGGCGTCACATTTACCGCGCCGAAGACGGTGTATTGGAATCTGGCTGCGGGCGGTTTGTGGACAGCGACAGCGTGGGCGCTGACCTCCATCGGAACACCTTCCGCCGCTAACTTCCCGCTTCCCCAAGATACCTGCATCTTCAGCACAACGGGTCTGAATGACGGCGCGACGGTGACGTTCAGTACCGACACACCGCCGTATATCGGAACGCTGGACATGTCGGCGCGGGTCGTGACCATCTTCGACATGATTCTCTCCATATCGCCGTCACCTAAAACTTTTCCTGATTTTGGTGTGCAAATATATGGCAACCTGATATTTGGCACCGGCTGCTCGTTCGCCGGCACCGCGTTTCGCCAAAGTTTTGGTTTTTATGGACGAACAACTCAGTTGTTTACGTCTGCGGGAATTACTTCAACTGCGGGCGTGCTGGTAAACGCGCCCTCTACCATTGTTGAACTGCAAGACAATTTTACCTGTTCTAAGGCGTCTAACGATGGGGTGGCGGTAGTTCAGGGTACGTTTGACGCGAACGGCTTCAACGTCACGCTGACGGACGCGGCGGGGGGCGTCCGGGCCGATTCCGGCACAGCCACACGCGCAATCGTCATCGGGTCCGGCACATGGACAATCAGCGGCACCGCGCCGTGGACTGTGACCTCCTCCGGAATGACCGTCACCGGCACAGGCACTATCGCGCTAGACTCTGCGTCGTCCAAAACCTTTGCCGGGGGCGGCGGCAACTACAGTGGGATAACGGTGGACAACGCGGGGGCCGGTGCGCTTGTCGTTACCGGAAGCAATACGATTGGGACGCTATCCAATTCCGTTCAGCCAACTACGTTCTCGTTTACTGCGGGCACGACGCAGACCATCACCAACTGGAGTGTGAGCGGAACGCTGGGAAATCTGGTTACGATACAGAGCGCCACCGCCGCGTCTCACACACTGTTCAAGAGTACAGGGACTGTCAGTGCCGACTACCTGACTATCAGCAGGAGTACCGCCACAAGCAGCGGCGCTACATGGTACGCTGGGGCTAACAGCACTGACGGCAGCAATAATTCTGGCTGGGTGTTCACGGCCCCTGCGGCGGGAACTTCCGGCGGTAACTTCCTCATGTTGTTGTAGGGGAGGAATACCCGATGACCTCTAGCGGTACCTACGACTTCCAGCCCAGTCTCGGCGAGCTGGTCCTGTTCGCGTACAACCTGATCCAAGTCCGTCCGACGTCCATCGTGCAGGAGCACATGGAGAGCGCGCGCATGGCGATGAACCTCATGCTCGCCGAATGGTCGAACGACACGCCGAACCTGTGGAAGGTCGATCTCGTCGAGGAGACCCTTGTCGAGGGGCAGGCGACGTACCCCGTCGACCCGAGCACGATCGTCATGCTCGACGCCTATATACGCATCGACGATGGCGTCTCGCCCCCGCAGGACCGCATCATCCTGCCGATCAGCCGTACGGAGTACGCCAGCTACCCAAATAAGGAGCTGGAGGGGTTTCCGACGGTCTTCTGGTACGATCGCCTCATCAACCCGGAGGTCACGCTGTGGCCGGTCCCTGACGGCGTCAGCGCGCAGTACCTGCGCTACTACCGGGTACGCCAGATCCAAGACGCCGGCTTTGCGGCTGGCCAGACGGCCGACCTCCCGCTGCGGTGGCTCCCGGCCTTCGCCAACGGGCTGGCTCTCCAGCTCGCTCGCATCTGGAACCCCGGCGCGATCGGCGCCGTCGCGCCGTTCGCCGACAAGAGCCTGATGAAGGCGCAGGGGCAGGACGTCGAGACGGCGGCCATCTACATGACGCCGCAGCTCGGAGGGTACTACCGATGAGCTACGCCTCGCGCGCCGGCCGCGCATACGCCAACGCGCGAAATCCTCGCGCCTTCGCCGTCTGCGATCGCTGCGGTATCTGGATCAACCATCACAAGCTCAGCTTCCAATGGGACTGGGCCGGCGCCGGCATGATCAACAAGCAGATCCTTGTCTGCCCGCGGTGTCTCGACAAGCCGCAGGAGCAGCTACGGGCGATCGTGCTGCCCGCCGATCCGCTGCCGATCGCCAACCCTCGCATCGAGCCGTTCGTCGCCGACCAGTCGACGCAACGTGTCACTGGCAGCACTGTCCGCACGTACGGCAACACCGGCATCCCGATCGGACCCGTGGGTGATTACCGCATCACGCAGAACAACCGTCGCCGCGTGCCGCAGCAAACGGGCGAGCCGCCCGGCGGCCTCAACCAGCTACCCGGCACCCAACCGAATTTGCCGGCGGGTCAAGTTCCGGGCCTGCCGTATGGCAACGATGAAATTCCCGATACGGGGGCACTCTAATGGTCGCGTACATCCAGATTCCAAACCTGCCGGTCGCGATCGCGCTGGGTGGATCGGAACAGCTTGAGGCCGTGCAGGCTGGTACGTCGGTCAGGATCACCGTGGCTCAGCTCCAAACGTACTTCAATCTCACCCTAGCGGTCGGCGGAACCGGAATTTACGGCGGCAGCACTGGGAACTTCTTGTACGACAACGGAGGCTTTCTCGGCGAACTTCCCTTCGGTATCGCCACATCCAAGACGGCGAACTACACCATCTTGGCCGCCGATAATTACCGGGATTTCGACAATAACGGAGCAGCTGGCCAAGTCACGTTCACGCTCCCCGCCGCGACGGTCGGGCTTGCTTACGGGTTTGCCGTCATGGAAGCCCAGAACCTCGTGATAGACGCCCCCGGCGGGGTCACGATTTACCTTGGGGAGCTGGCAACGTCCGCAGGGGGGACTATCACCGCCAACACGATCGGGTCGTACCTTTTCATCAAGTGCCGCTCAGACACCGAGTGGCTTGCTCAATCCTCTATGGGGACATGGACGCCGGCATGAAAAAGCATCTCCTTCTTCTGTTGGCCCTTACTGCCCCGTCCCTCGCTTACAGTCAGACGCAGACGCAGTATTACACCGTGCCGTCCATCGCCGCGCTCAAGGCGATGACGACTTCGCGCCCTCAAGTTGTACAGGTCAACGACGCGACCCCCGGCATCTTTAATCTGACGAGCGGGGCCTGTTCCGCAGCGGATGACATCTATCAGGTGCAGCCGACCAGTGGCACTACCGTCTGCTACACACGCTTGGCGACCTCGTACTTTGTCGGTAATTCCCCCACCTTTACCGGGACGGTCACATCGGGCGCGACTACCGTTCTCAAGACCATTGTTGAGACGGTGTCGGCGGTGTCGATCACCGCCAACGTACTGACCATCGATCTTAGCAGCGGCGCCACAGTCTACACGACTACATCAAATGCCAACATCACGACGTTCACGATCTCCAACGCCCCCGCAGGCGCGACGGCGTTCACGTTGGTGATGACCGGCAACGGCACCACCTACACGCAGACGTGGGGAGCTCCGGTACTGTGGCCCAACGGCGTTCCGCCCTCGCTCACGACGACGATGGGTCAGCGGGACGTGCTTACGTTCATCACGACCAACGGAGGAACAGACTGGCTGGCCTCCATTACGCAGAACTTCTGAGGGTGCTGTGATGTCCTATCGTATTCTTCTGGCGCTGCTCGCGGGCTTTTCCTTGTTTGGTGGCGCGGCCCACAGCCAGTCTATCGGCGTGGCCAGAGCGAACGATTTCAATCAAGGGAACCAGTCCTCCCCGATTGCCCAGATCAAGATCACAGGCGGCCTGCTGATCGACTACGTAAACAACGAGTTCGGCTACCAAGACCCGACGACAATCGGGTCGTATACAGACTACGGCAGCTTCTCGGCGATGTTCACGGCGCTGTCGGGCGTCGTCACGTCGACCGCGAAGTGGATATACGACAGCACCGGGACGCTCGTTCAGATCCCCGCGAACACCGTGGCAGAGCCGTGCTATGGGGGCGACGGCGAACTGCGGGGTATTTGCTGGGAGAACGCCGCAACCAACGCCCTACTCCAGAGCGAGACGTTCACCAGCGCCACTTGGACGAAGACCAACGTGGCCGTCGCCGCCGCCGCGCGCGCCGCGCCGACCGGGACGCTGGTCGCCTCGACGCTGACGGAGGACGCCAGCACCGGAACCCACCAGATCATCCAGAGCATCACCAAGGCCGCCAGCGCGCTGACCTACACGGCAAGCTGCTGGTTTGCGCCGGGGGCAGGCGACCGCGTCCCGTATGTTTACGTGGACGACAACGCGGGCAATGGTGCCTACGCAATCTTCAACTACGACTACACGAGCGACCTTCTGCCCACGGCGGTGGGGGTCGGCACGTCGTTCACCACTCTTGCCACACACCTTCAGGCTGGGGGCCTCGTTGCAGCGGATAGGACCTCACCCTACGGCTACGTGCGTGTCGGACTGACCTTCACCACCAACACGGCGGTCACGCTACGTGTGGCCTTCGGCCTGTCTGACGGCACAAACCTGAGCTACACGGGCGACAACACGTCGTCGCTGGCGATCTGGGGCTGTCAGGCGCAGCAGAACACAGCCGGGTCGGTGCAGACCTCGACGGTCATGTCGTCCTACATCCCGACCACGACGGTGGCCGTCGCGCGCGTTGTAGACCGGATCAAGATGAGCATACCGACGAACCTCCAGTCTCGTTCGGCGTACTCGTTTCTTCTGGATGTCCGACTGCCTGACGCCGCGCAAAACGTAAGCAACGTCTTCATGGCGATGGAAAACGCCGCCAACACCAAGCGCATCACGCTCGTGCAGAACAACGTAAACGTCTCGAACACGTTCAGCATGCAGTTGGTGGACAGCGCAACGGCCACCGTCACTACGGGCGGCCCGCTCTCCACTTTCAATCAAGGTTTTGGCATTGCGGCAATAGCCAAGCCCGGAGCCAACTGGATTCGTAATACAGGACAGTCAACAAAGACAAGTACTGCAACGACGTTTCCTACGGACCCCCTGACGATCCTTCAACTGGCGAGCTACAGCGCGGGGGTCACGTTCACCTCCAACAGTGCGCTTACGCAAATGGCCATTTTCGCGGATGCGCTCTCGACGCAGATTATGACCAATCTGCTGTTCCCGCTTCCGCCCTACAATCCTGACGCCAACTTCCCGCCGAATTACTTCACGCAGGCGATGCTCAGCAGTGTGTACCCCGGCTGGGAAGTGTGGCGATCCGCGCGTCTCCCCACAAGCGATGCGGAAAGCAACGCCAAGTATCCTTGGTATCCTGTCACGGCGGTTTATGGGCAGAGCCCTCTATCAAATCACTCGTCAACATCGACCACCGCCTCCGCCGCCGCGCTGGCTTGGGGTAATCGGTGCAATCTGTGTCGGGCAGCCTTCACCGGGACGGGGTCGGGAACCGACCTGACTGTGACAGGCGTCACAGGGACCATTGTCGCAGGGTACGCCGTGTCTGGGACGGGTGTCCCTATGGGAACCACCATCGTCTCACAGACGAGCGGCACAGTGGGTGGCGCAGGCGTCTACGTCACCAGCCAAGCCACCACCTCCAGCGGAGCCTCTCTCACGGCGGGCGGCATCGCCAACATGAAGCCTAATTCCGCAGCGGGCACAGTGTTCTTCACCAGCAACGGCAATCAGGCGCGCGTCAATTTCACCACCTACGATAAAGCCGACGCGGCGATGTACGCGCAGTTGCTCTACCTGAATGGATATCCTGCGCATGCAGGTGGGGCCTGCCCTGCGGGGTCCACTGTAGGTACCTTCACGGGCACTGGATCGGGAACCAACCTGACAGTGACGGGCCTCAACGCAGCCGGGTTCCTGTGGCCGGGGTATATCGTAGCCGGGACAGGCGTGCCTGTCGGGACTGTCATCGTCTCGCAGACGAGCGGCACACCGGGCGGGGCGGGCGTCTATGTGACAGACTATGCGACCACCTCCAGCGGCGACGCGCTGACAGTGACATCGATCATTCGCTACTGCGGCTACCTCGATGTCACGGCGGCCTACGGCATCCCTGACATCAATGTCGTATCCTACACCACGGCCAAGGCCGCACCCGACACCTACTTTCCCAATACAACGACACAGGCGGGTGTGAATTACTCTACGGTGGACGACTGGGTGTTTCTGCATGATGCCACGCTGGCTGGCGGCACGAACCAGATATGGGGTGTGCTGTGTGATTGCGAAATGTCCGACGGTCGGTTGGCCAGTCGCAACACGGCCAATATGATCGAGTTCTCCAACATTACGCGCGCAGCGGGGTACCAGTACGCTGTCGTCTCCAACGGTCTTTTGGGTGCAGGGCAGAGTGGGGGCTTCTGCGGTATCGGGGCCACGCAGAACAACTGCGACATGGGGGCCAATGGCAACCTCAACCCCATCGTCACCAATGTGGATCAATTCTTTATCTCGGTGGGGCGACCTGCTCCGACAGGCTACACGTTCGCCACGTCGATGACCAAGTTCTGGAGCATGATAGGCGCTCCGGGCAGTTTCCCGCAGGGGCACGTCGTTCTCCAGTTTGTCTTGGGGGCGTGGCCCGCAGGCACCACCGTTCGCGACGCTACAGATGCCCGTGCCTTTGCCATAGCGAACAATGTAGGGGGAGTCGTACTTGCTCCTGTGTTCTCCCAGCTAGGCGGTTCGGCCACGCGATGCACCAACCAGAAGATACAAATACTCCTCTTCGGGACCAGCACGTCGCCTATGGCCAACGGATGCCAGCCGTGAACAACAGGGCCGGACGTCTGCCGGGATGATTGTGCCGTCTTTTAAGTGTATGCTGTACATGTGATATTTCTCTAGCCTGTGTGCCGCAGGATACGACGACGGGTGCCGGATGTACGCTATAGCTAAACCTTACGCCGATCCGCACATGCAGCGCCTCGCCGTGTGGACGGCCCGCATGCTCAATTCCGCCGCAACTACTGCGGCCAAGATAGGTTGCAGCCCTGCGGCAGTTGTGGCGCAAGCCGCGCAGGAAACGGGCTGGGGTAAGTCAGCCATCGGCAACAACCTGTTCGGCATCAAGGCGGACCCGTCGTGGCGCGGCTTGACGCAGGACCGCCCGACGTGGGAGTGGAACCCTGCCACGCAGTCTGTCGAACACATCGTTGCCCGTTTCCGCGACTACCCGACACTGGCCGAAGGCATCGAAGATCATTTCAATTTTCTCAAGGCCAACGGACGATATCGGGACGTGTTCGATCGCGACGACACCATGTCGGATGAAGAGTATTTCCGCAGGTTGCAGAAAGCCGGCTACGCGACCGACCCCAACTACGCGGCCAATCTGACAAGTGTGCTCAGCACCATCCGCAAACTCATGGGCAACATGTCCGCCGATGGCGCTGCGTCGCCACCTCCGCAGACACGGCTGCTCCATGTCGGCTGCGGCCCCGGCCCCGATGTGGCGGCGCTGCAAACCGCGCTGGGCATCCCGGCGGATGGTGTGTTCGGCCACAAGACGCAAGCCGCCGTAATAGCATGGCAGAAGACGCACCCCGAATGTGGCGACGCTGACGGTATCGTCGGCGCCTTGACGCGCAGCTCTCTCAAGTTGAAAGGATAGCCAATGTTCCTCGGTCTCTCTCAGGTGCAGTGGAATTCCCTCTTGCGGACCACCACCACCATCGTTCTCACGGCACTGGTCTCAAGCGGCAAGCTCAGCAACGAGCAGATGGGCCAGATCACCGGCTGGGCTCTTCAGGCCGCGCCGATCCTCGCCATCGCCGGCACCGTGGTCTGGGGACTTGTCACGCGCTCGCCCCGGAACATCGCCCTGACGGCCGGCGCGATGCCCGGCGTGTCCGTCAAGGTCGACACCGGCACCGCCCCGGCGCCTGTCGTCGCTGCCGCGCTCGACAAGGCCAACAACGGAGTGTCGCCGGTATGAAGCGCATAGCCCTGATCCTCGTGCTGGCACTGGCGGCGTGCCAGCCGGCCCCGCAACCGACCCTCTCCACGGTCGCGGCGCAGAAGATCGTGCTGCAGGCAGAGGTCGCCTACGAAGCTGTCCTGTTGACGGCGGTGGCCTACAACAACCGCCCGCGCTGCACGACGCCCCGGACGGTTGTCACCTGTAGCGATCCCGAGGTGGTCGGCATGCTGCGCAAGACCAACCACAACATCATGCTCGCGTTCGACAAGGCGAGGACGATCGCCAGCGTGCCGGGCGTCACGCAGGACGCCGTCACGGCAGCAGTCGCCGCCGCCACGATCGGCATCCCGGCGTTCCAGAAGATCCTCGACACGTACAAGTAGGAGCCGCGCATGTTGGTCACACTACTCGGCGAGGCAATGGGCCTCGTACTGCCGGCCATCAAACTGGGCCTCGACATCTCGGACGTCGTGAGCCGCTCGATCGCGTTGGCCAAGAGCCCGACGCCGACCACCGCCGACGAGCTGAGCGAGTTCTCGGCCGCGATCGAGAGCACGCGCAGGCGTCTGGATGACCTCACGGCAGAGCTGGAGAAAGATCCCACCTGATGGTTGCCGGGCTTACCTACTCGACTTTCGCGACGGAGCTGGCGTTGCTCGCCGTGGTCTCGCCCACGGACGATGCGTTCCTGTCCAACCTCCCGAGCGCGATCAACTACGCCGAGCTGCGGATCTATCGCGACATCGACCTCCTGTCGACGGTCATGGCCGTCACGGGCTTCTCGCTGATGTCGGGGAGCAACGTCCTGACATTGGCCGAGGGCGATTTCGTGACGCTCCAGAACATCAACGTCCTGACCCCTGTCGGGCAGGCCAGCCCGCTCACCGCCACACGCAATCCTCTCGTCCCTGCGTCGAAAGAATTCCTGTACTCGGTATGGGGCAGCACGACAGGCGCAGCGCTACCGTCACGCATGGCCATCCTGAACACGACAACAGTTCTTGTGGGACCGTGGCCGGACGCGAACTACGCTCTTGAGATCGTGGGCACGATCAGGCCGCCGTCCCTGTCGGCGACCAACACGACGACGTGGATCAGCACGTACATGCCGGATCTGCTGCTGTACGCAGCCATGGTCTACATCTCGGGCTACCAGCGCAACTTCGGTCTGATGGGCAACGACCCCACGATGGGCGTCACCTACGAGGGCCAGTACCAGACGATGATGAAGAGCGCGGCTGTCGAGGAGGCCCGTAAGAAATTCCAGTCTTCTGGCTGGACGTCGATGTCGCCGGCCATCGCCGCGACGCCCACGCGAGGGTAGTCCGTGCCGCACCAGACCCTGAAGCTGATCCCGGGCGTCGATACTACCAAGACCCCGACGCTGAACGAGGCCGGCATATCCGAGTCTCAGCTCATTCGGTTCGCCATAGATCGCGCCGGTATCGGCCTCGTGCAGAAGCTGGGCGGCTGGACGCGCTTCTACCCTACGGCGATGCCGTCGACCGTGCGGGCGCTGTGTGCGTGGCAGGATACCGACAACTACAAATGGCTGGCAGTCGGCTGCGACGAGAGCGCCACGCCGGGTGTCGGGTCGTCGCTCGCCGTCATCAGCGATGGGATTCTCAGCAACATCACGCCGGAAGTGCGACAGGACAACGTCACGGTCGACTTCAGCACCACAGCCGGCTCAGATATTGTCGATATACTCGACACCGGCAGCAACGCGACCGCGTTCGATGCCGTGTACATCCCCACGCACGTATCCGTTGGCGGCGCTGTCATCTTCGGCTTTTACCAGTGCATCGCCGCGAGCGCGAACGTGTTCCAGATCCAGCTGACAGATACGCTTGGCAATCCGGTATACGTGCCATCGACCATAGCAAACCTCGGTGCTGTGGCGGTGTTCGACACGACGAGCGGCAGCGCCACGGTCGAGGTAACGCTCAACGACCACGGATATCAGGTCGGCGATACGTACCCAATTCTGGTGTCGACGGTCGTGGGCGGGCTGACCCTGTTCGGCAATAACGTCGTCACCGAGGTCACCAGCGCGAACGTCTTCTCGTTCCTTGCCAACCAGCTCGCCAGCGCCACCGATACCGAGTCTATAAACGGCGGCGACGTGCGGCTGAACTTTTACCTTGGCGCCGGGGCGCTCCCGATCGGGTCCGGCTACGGCACGGGAGGATACGGTACAGGCGGCTACGGCTCGGGTGCCACACCCACGCCTTCGGACGGCGATGCGATAGTGACGCTCGACTGGACGTTGGACAATTTCGGCGAGACGCTCATCGCGTGCCCCGTCCTCACGACGTTCGGCTCGGTGAGCGGCGGCGACACGCACGTAGGGGGACCGCTGTACTACTGGTCGCCGCAACGGCAGGCGGGCTCGCCGGCCCCGATCGCGCAGGGCCCTATCTGCAACGACGGCGCGTTCGTGGCGATGCCGCAGCGACAGGTAATCGCGTGGGCGTCGTCGTTCTCTGGCATTCAGGACCACCTCCTCATCAGGTGGTGCGACGTCGGCAATTTCTTCAACTGGGTTGCCGATCCGACGACGCGCGCCGGCAGCTACCGCATCCCCCGGGGCTCGCGCATCATATCGGCGCTTCAGATGGGTCAGCAGTGCGTCATCCTGACTGACGTCGGTGTGTGGACGATGCAGTACACAGGCGGGCAGGGCGTCTACAGCTTCAACGAGGTCGGCATCGGTACCGGCCTTCTGGCGCGCAAAGCCGTGGCCGCCTACATGGGCTCGCTCTACTGGATGGGCCCGACGCAGTTCTACCGGATGGCGGGACAGGGTGTGGAGTCCCTGTCATGTCCGGTCTGGGATATCGTGTTCCAGAACCTCGATCTTGACAATGTCCGGAAGATCCGCGTCGCCGTTAACTCCCGCTTCAACGAGATCACATGGTACTACCCCAGCAGCGCTGGCAACGGTGAGGTGGACAGCTACGTCAAGCTCAACACTCTGCTGCCGGACGGCGCCGGGTGGGACTACGGATCGCTCGGCCGCACGGCGTGGATCAATCAGTCGATTCTGGGCGCGCCGATCGGCGCCGGCACGGACAGCGTGCTGTACCAGCACGAGACGTCGAACGACGCGGATGGTCAGGCTCTCGTGTCGTCGTTCACGACGGGGTACTTCGCGCTGAACGAGGCCGACATGCTGATGTTCGTCGATCAGGTGTGGCCTGACATGAAGTGGGGATCGTACGGCAGCTCACCCAATGCGCAGGTACTCATGACCTTCTACGTCGCCGAGTACCCGAACGGACCGGTCTCGACCTACGGCCCCTACACGCTGTCGAACGCGATCCAGTACGTGTCGCCCCGTTTCAGGGGTCGTCTCGTGTCGATCAAGTTCGAGAGTGTCGACGTCGGTACGTTCTGGCGCCTCGGCGCAATGCGCTACCGCGCGGCGCCTGACGGGAAATTCCTCTGATGGCATCGCTCGACGACATCCAGACAACCTTCCAGTCGGCGGTAGCCACGCTCGCCGATCTGGTGAACGCGACGAACCGGGACATGCCGGTTCTAAGCTCGGGCACGATATCCACCACCAAGATCGTACAGGTCGGCTTCGTGCGCGTGACCGGCGTCAGCGTGGTCGTCGGCGGCGCGGCGGGCGGGCTGTATGACGTGCGCGCGGTCGCCGACATCGCGGCCACGAACAAGATATACGTGGTGGGCACGACACCGGGCTTCTATCCGATGAACCTCGTCTTCCCGACCGGTCTCGCGTATACCCCCGGCGCCGCGCAGGAGATCGCCATCATGTACACGAGGATCTGATGGACCACGCAGCTCAAGCCCTTCGTATCGCGAAGGCTGCCGGCGGACCCTTCAATCTGAAGGCGTCGCCCGTGAGGCAGCTGGTCGAGACGCACGCCGGACCGATCCACAGCTCGGTCGCCGGCCGCACCGATCACATTCCCATGGAGGTCCGCGAGGGCTCCTACGTCCTGCCGGCCGACATCATTAGCGCCCTCGGCGAGGGCAACACGATGGCCGGCTTCAAAGTCGCCAAGTCCCTCTTCGACGCGGATGACATCACGAGTGGCACGCCCTACAAGGCACCAAGCACACCGCTCGGTGTAGCGATGAAAGCCGACGGTGGCTCCACGGGATCGGTCAAGATCATCGCGGCCGGCGGCGAGCACGTCATCTCGCCCGAGGCCGTGACGCGGATCGGCAAGGGTTCGCTTGACGACGGACACCAGATCCTCGACCACTTCGTGAAGCAGGTTCGCGCCGCTACCATCAAGAAGCTGTCCCGCCTGCCCGGCCCTAAAAAGGACTGACCATGAGCGAAGACCTGAAAGTCCGCATCGGCACACCCGCCGATGTGCATGATGTGATGGAGCTGGCCCTGATGGGTCGCGCCGAGAACGGCTTCGTGAACGCCGACGAGGCCAAGATCCTGCAGACGATCTGGGATGCCCTGAGCCTGAATTGCGGCATCATGGGCCTGATCGGTCCGGCCGGAAAGAAGGCCGAAGGAGCGGTTTTGCTCAAGGTCATCACTCCGTGGTACTCTAGCGCCAAGGTGCTAGAAGAGCAGGCTATTTTCATCCATCCCGAATACCGGGCCGCAAAGGGCGGCCGGGCCAGTCGGCTGGTTGAATTCAGCAAGCACACGGCAGACCGTCTTGGTATGCCGCTGCTCATCGGAGTACTCAGCAACAGTCGGACCGAGGCCAAGGTCAGATTGTACGAGAGACATCTCGGCACGCAGGCGGGTGCATTCTTCCTTTATGGCGCGCAGACCGGTGGAGCGGGACTGCCTGACACGAGCGGGTAGTTCATATGAGCGGCGGCAACAAAGGCGGCGGCGGCACAACCTACCAGACATCTCAGGTGCAGATACCGCCCGAAGTGCTGGCGCGGTACAACGCCGTCAATGCTCGCGCCGAGACGGCGGCCAGCGTGCCGTGGCAAGCCTACGGTGGTGAATTCGTCGCCCCGGTCAACCAGACCCAACAGGGCGGCATCGACGCCATCAGCGGCGCGGCTGGCGTCGACAAACCATACTTTGATCAGGCGACGGGCGTCATCAATCAGGCGATCCCGCAGACGCAACAGCTGTACGGTACGGCTGCCGGCCAGATCGGCGCGGGCTACGATGTCGGAAAGCAGTACACCCAGCAGGGCATCGACACCGCGACAGGTGCAGCCGGCGCCGCGTCGCCCTACAACGGTCTCGCGACGGGGCAGCTCAACAACGCGTACGGCGATAGCCAGCTCGGGAACTACGCCGCCCTCGGTCTGGCGGCTGCCGGCACCGGACAGGTCAACGCCGCCGACCTCGACATCAATCGCTACATGTCGCCGTACAACGAGGCGGTCGTGCAGTCGACGCTCGGCAACCTGCGACAGGAGCAGGGCTCGGAGCGGGCCGACCAGCGCGACAGTCAGATCCTCGGTGGCTCCTTCGGCGGCGATCGATCCGGTGTGGCATCGGCCAACATGGCTCGCCAGCAGAACATGGCGTACGGTCAGGTCGCGGGCAACCTCTACAACGCAAACTACGGTCAGGCTCTCAGCACGGCTGCCCAGCAGCAGGACACCCGCCTCCGTGCCGAGCAGGCGAACCGTGCTGCGCTCTCCACTGGCGCGCAGAACATCGCGGGCATCTCGCAGCAGATGTTCAACCAAGGAGACGCCGCCGCGAAGGGCAACCTCGGCATCGGTCAACAAATCTACAATCAGGGTCAGGGTCTTGCGGGAACGCAAATGGCCGGCGGCCAGCAGCTCTACAATCAGGCCACGGGCACCGCGTCGGCGAATGCCGGTCTCGCGAGCGGCATGGCCAGCACGGCGGCCGGTACCGCAGGCGCTCTCGGCCAGCTCGGCACGCAGCAGCAGCAGAACCAGATTGCGCAGGGAACGGCACAGGTCGCAGCCGGCACGGTGGAACAGCAGACACGGCAGGCGCAGGACACTGCGGAGTACGAGCAGTTTCTTCAGGAGAAGGGGTACCCGTTTCAGACCGCGCAGTTCCTCGCCAACATCGCGATGGGTACCGGCGCGCAGTCGGGCTCGACCACGAACACGGTCAACTCGACAGCCCAGCCGTACTTCTCGGACGAGCGGCTCAAAGAGAACATGGTTCCGATCGGCACGACTAACGATGGTCAGCCGATCTACCGCTACAACTACAAGGGCGACCCGAGCACCCAGATCGGTCTGAGCGCGCAGGAGACCGAGAAGCACCACCCGGACGCGGTCGGGCTCGCGAGCGGATATAAGACCGTCGACTACGACGCGGCAACTCAAGACAGCATCGAGAAGGCGGGTGGCGGCGGCCTGACGGCCGGCAACGATCACCTCACGCAACTGCTCGCCCGGCAGCGCGCCATGTTCCCCGGCGGCGCACACGATCCGCGCGGCATCGCGACGGGCGTCGGCCCGCACGGCGTGCCGATCGCACCTCTCAAGGCGCAGGCGCCGCAGGCGGCGAAGGTCGACATGCAGCGCCCGCAACAGCAGACCGGCGCGAAGCAGGACATCGACTCCGCGATGGGGCTCTACAAGACCGGCAAGGGTCTGGCGGAAGCCTACTCAGAGGGCAAGGACGCCCTCTTCGGCACGGCAGGCAAGGACGGCAAGGACGGAACGGGCGGTTTTCTCGGCAAGGACGGCAAGTGGAACCCGGAGGCCGGGTGGGCTGGGCGGCAGTACGACGCCGGAAAGACGTGGCTCGATAAGCAGACCGGCACCGCGCCGCCGACGTTCACGCGAGAAGAGCTTCCGCCGCCTGCGGCCAGTTCCGCGAACGACGGCGGCATCCGCGCGGCCACTGTCGCCGACGCCGGGTTTGGGGACGACGCGGGGCTTGCCACTGGTGCGTCCAATATGGTCGCCGAGGTGGCACCCGAGGTGGTCGCCGAAGTGGCGCCCGAGATGGTCGCCGAGATAGCCCCCGAACTGTTGGAGGGGCTTTCCAGTTTTGCGTTTGCGCGCGATGGTGGCCGCGTAGGTCTTTCGCACGGCGGCGGCGCGATGCCCTACAAGGCTCCCGGCTACATCCCCAAAGAGCTTTACGAGCCGGTCGCCCCGGAGAAGCCCGACGAGGCCGCTAAGTCCAAGATGGACAGCGGAGGCGGCGGCCAGAAGAAGAAGGACGACACCGGAAAGGCTGTCGGCTCGCTGGTCGGCGCCGGCATCGGCTCGTTTTTCGGCCCGGTGGGTATGGGCCTCGGCAGCATGGCCGGCGGCATGCTTGGTGGCATGGCTGCGCGGGGCGGTCGTGTCGGCCTCGCGACTGGCGGCAGCCAGCTCATAGAGGACGAAGAGACCCGGCAGGAGCGCATCGCACAGGAGACCGACAACGACCTGTTGCCGCGCCCCCGGGGCGGCCCCGTCGCCACGCTGAGCCAGCCGATCGGACTGGCCACCCCGCCGCCCGCCGCCGACCGGCCGCCGGCTGAGATGCCCCGTGGTCTGGGCCACGAGCCGTTGGCCCCGCCGAACCTGCCCCCACCCGCGCCGGGAACGCCGCTACCTTACGTGGCCTTTGATAGCAGTCCCGAAAGCTGGAACACCGCCCGATCGCTACAAGCGGGGGATAAATTTCGTAGCGGGGCTCACGGCGGCGCTGAGCGGATTGTCCGAGCGCCTTTGTACACCGCACAAGATCAGAACCCCGTCCCTGAGAGCGGCACAGCCCTGCCAGCGCAAGGCCTCGCCACGGGCCAGAATAGCCCGCCCAGCGCGGTCGTCCCAACGCTGCCCGACGGCACGCCCGTCATGGAGGACAGCTCCCAGCGGGCATTTTCCCCGGCCCAGCCGCCGCCGCCGCCGCCTGCGGCGGCACCCCCGCCCGCCGGCACGCCTCCTGTCGTCCAACAGGCCAAGGACATTGTAGCCTCGGGCCGCGCTGCGGCTGCGCCCGGCGGCGACCTCGATCACTCCCCTGCGGGCGTCTTCCCCCGCATGCTGACGCAGGAAAGCGGCACCCGTCAGTTCGACGACAAGGGCCAGCCGATCACGTCGGCCAAGGGTGCCACCGGCATCGCACAGGTCATGCCGGGCACGGGGCCCGAGGCGGCCAAGCTGGCCGGGGTGCCGTGGCGCCCGGACGTCTTCAGTCGTGGCCGGACGGGCGACCCGGCGCTCGACAAGGAGACCGAGGACTACAATCGCCAGCTGGGGCAGGCCTACTACACGGCACAGGTCCAGAAGTACGGCGACCCCTACGTGGCTGCGGCGGCGTACAACGCCGGCCCGGGCGCGGTCGACGCGGCCATGCAGAAGGCTCGCGAGCGTGGCGGCAGCTACTTGGACTACCTGCCGACCGAGACCCAGAACTACGTCTCCATCGTCTCGGGCAAGACCGCCCGCCCGCAAGCAGTCGCGCTCCGTGACAACACCGGGACCGGCGGCCAAGGCGGTCTGGGAAGCGGCCAGCCGCCCGCCGCCACAAACACCCCCGCCGAGACGAAAGAGACGCCTGACTTCCTCGATCGGGCGGGAAACTGGATCGACCGCAACCAGCGTCCGATCATGGCGGGTTTGGCCTTCATCGGGAACATGCTGGGCTCGAAGTCCCACCAGCTGACCGGCGCGATCGGCGATGGTCTGGCCGCAGCGGCGCCCATGTACATGGCGACCGGCTTCCGGCAGGAGGAGCTGAAGCAGGGTCAGGAGCGGATCGATATCGGCGCGCGCGCGCAGTACATGAGTGTTCTGGCTCAGCAGCAGAAGATGCAGAGCGACTACATGTACGCCAACAAAAGCCAGCGCAGCCCCGAGCTGGACGCCCAGATGGCGCAGACGATCGCGCTCATCAACGGCAAGGGCGGCACTGCCGCCGTGCCCGGCGGCGCGCCGGACAGTCTTCGTGCGCCGGCAACGGCGCCCGGAGCAACGCCGGTCAAGACCGATCTCGCGCCGTCGGCGCCGATCACCTCGACACCTTTGGCGACCCCGGCCGCGCCCGGCGCCCCGCCGGCAGCAGGCGCGACGCCGACCGCGCCGACACCGAGCACCAGCACGGGCGGTCCGCCGCCCATGACGGACACCTTCCTGCGCCAGCTCGACCCCAATCGCAATCCAGTGGAGCTGCGCAGGCGGTCGGAACAGCAGTACGCCAACGGTGACGAGGCCGGCGGCGCGCGTCTTGAGAATCAGGCGCGCGCCGAAGAGCAAAGCATCATCGCGACGGGGCAGGGTATCGGGCCGGGCAACACGCAGGTACGGCTGCCGGGCTGGGACACGTACCAAGCCACGCAGAAGAACATCGCGGTCAATCAGGATTGGCTGCAGAAGGCTGAGAAAGCGACGGAGGCGCGTCTCGCCGCGCGCCAGAACGTCAACCAGATCAAGGCGCTCATCGAGACTTTCGAGAGCGGTACCGGTACGGACATCAAAGCTCAGATCGCGGGCGTTGCCGATGCGATCGGCCTCCCTCGCCCGCAGACCGACACGATGGATCAGGCCGCCTTCAAGTCGTTCCTGAAGGACGCCTACAACCAGATACTGAGCATGGGCGCGGCGGGCCGCGATACCGACAACATGCGCGCGCAAGTCGAGGGCGCCTTCGCAAACCCGACGCTACCGCCCGAGGCCAACAAGAAGATCCTCGCTCAGTTCCTCGGCAACCTGAACTACGAGGACGCCTACGCCGAGCACCTCGCCAAGTCGATCAAGGGCAATCAGCTCGTCGACCAGAAGCTCGTCGGCGATCAGTGGCGCGGCGCGGACAAGGAAAAGAACAACCCCGAGTACTATCGCAAGGAGGCTTACAAGGACATCGCGGCGCTCGGGGCGACGCCCGAGAACACTCGCGACATCCAAGACGGCCACCACTACATGCTGAAACCCGAGGAGTTCTTCAAGCTGCAGGGTCCGAACGGCAAATATACCGTCGACCAGATCCGGCAGTGGTACAAGGAACAGGGCAAGCGCGCGGTCAAATTCAAGGCCACGCGCAATGAGACCGGCGGCATCGACTGGAAGATGGTGAAGTAAGATGGCCGACGATAAGATCGACCTAAGCTCCTTCACGACACCGCCGGCCCCGGCGAGCGACACGCCCGCGCTCGACCTGTCGTCCGGTCCGCAGTCCGGTCCTCCGCAGGCACGCGGTGTTCTCGACAACGCGCCCGACGACGATTGGGTTTCGTCTACCGCAAAGGCTATCCCGACCACGATCATCAAGGGCCTGTCACACATCCCCGGCATGGTCGGCGATCTGCGCGAGAGCGGGCAGTACCTTGGCCGGCGGCTGATGCAGGGCATCACGGGCGATACGCCGGAGGTGCAGGAAGCTCGCGGCAAGGCGTTCAAGAAGCGCGCCGAGCGCGAGAGCGGCATCGTAGGCAAGGCGCTCAGCATCATCCCCAGCACAGACGTCATGCCGAGCGGGCACGACATCTCGTCGAAGATCGCCAAGACGACAGGTGAGTACGAGCCGCAGTCGAAACTCGGACGGTACGCCATGGATGCGGGCGAGGCCGGCATCAGCATGATCGCGCCCGGCGGCGGCATGAGGGCCGGTGTCACGAAGGGTGCCGGCGTGGCAACAAAGCCCGCCGTCGACCTCGCCAAGACGGTGCTGAAGTCAGGCGCCTCTCCGAAGCTCATGGCGGCCGGTGCCGTCGGCGGCGGTGCCGCGTCGGCGGTGACCGATGCCACGGGCGACCCTCTGTACGGCATGATCGCCGCGCCCTTCGCGGCCGGAGCGGCCGGAGCCGCCGGCAACGCCGCGTCGAAGCGCTTCCCCTCCGTTTTCGAGAACAGCCGACAGGACAAGGCCGGCGCAGTATTCAAGGAGAACGTCGGCGACGTCGACAAGGTGCGCGGCATGCGCACGACGAACGAACTCGGCACGCGCATGACGACCGCCGAGGCGGCCGGCGATACCAAGCTCGCCAAGGCCGAGGCCGAGCTGGAGATGCGCGACAAGGGCTTCGCGGCTGAGACGCACGCCATCCGTGGCGAGCAGCAGGCCGCCCGACACGCCGCTCTCAACACGATGGCGGATCCTGCGGCCAGCCCCAAGGCGATCGCCGACGCCTACGTCGCCCAGCTCAATGATCTGCACAGCCGTCTCGCGCTCGAAACAGCCGACGCACAGGCCGCCGCTGCCAAGGCACGCGACGGCAAAGTGCAGGGCGCCAATCAGGCTTTCGACCAGACGCAGGCCAACCTCGAAGCCGGCGTTCGCACGGCACAGGACGCCGTCGACCAGCGCCCCCTGCCGACCGGCATCGATCGCTCGGCGCGAGGCGACGCCATGCGCGATATCACCGACACACGAGACACGGCTCTCGGAGGCGAGGTGACGCGCCTCTACAACGCCGTCGATCCTGACAACCAGCTCAACGTCGTGTCGGGCAACGCCGCTGCCGGCGCTCGGGAGCTGCTGCAGAATTTCGACCCGTCGGTTGAACTCAAGACCGGCGCCCAGCCCATCATCGAGATGGTGGCGGCGCTGCCGCCTGTCGTATCGTTCGGTGCGCTGGCCAAGATGGACAAGACCATCACGGCCAAAATGGCCGACTTCAAAAACACCGATCGCACCGCGCACGGCCAGCTGGTCGCGCTCAAGGATCTCGTGCAAGCCGAGCTGCGCAATTCTCTGGAGAACCAGATTGCGCACGAGGCTCGGCGTGTCGAAGCTGGTACAATGCGTGTCGAAGACACCATAGGAGCGAAACTTGCAGCCGAAGCACGGGAGCATATGGCTAACGCACGGGCAAGCTCTCGTGCGAACGCTGGAAACGATGCCTCCGTGGGCGCGGCCGGGGTTTCTCGTCAGGCTGGAGCTGAAGGCGAAGGAGGATCCGGAGTACGCCCGGGTGATGAACGAGTACCGAATTTTACACCCGAGGATCTCGAACGATACAACGCCGCAAAGCAACGTCACATCGATCGCGTCACGACCTTCCGACAAGGGCCCGTCGGCGACGCTTTGAAGACGACAGGCTTCGCGGGCGACTTCAAGAAGTCCGGCGCGCGCGTCGCGGCCAGCATCTTCAAGAAGGGTGCAGAGGGCGCCGAGAGCCTCAATGCGTGGTTGAAGGCTGCCGGTGACGATCCGCAGGCGCTGCCCATCATACAGGATCTCGCGTCGGCATCTCTGGTGGACGCGGCCAAGGACGGCCTCACACCGCAGCGTCTGGCGGCGTGGAAGCGAGACCACGCCCCGGCTCTGGCCCGTATCGACGAGCTGTCTCCCGGCTTCTCCAACCGCTTCGACGATGTCGCCACCGCAACGCAGGCGCTCGAAGACGCCTCGCGCGCGCAGACCACGGGCGTGCGACAGGCCGGCCGCGATCGTGATGCTTCGATCCGCGACGCCGAGCGGGAGCACACCTCGACGGTCGCGCAGACCGTAAAGGACGAGGCCGGCAAGGTTCGAGATTTCGAGGGCAATGCCGGCAACTTCCTGAAGTACAACAACGCCGAAGATCTCGGGCGCGAAATAGGCGCCATCATGAACTCGAAGGACAGTGCGACGCGCGTCGGTCGCCTGCTCGACGACATCGGCGGTGATCCTGCGGCGCTCGAAGGCGCGCGGCGCGCCACGGCAGAGTGGCTGGTCAACAAGTTCTCCAACGTCGCGATCGGCGATCAGGGTGTGCGCAACCTGTCGCCCAAGATGTCGCCCTTCATCCAGCAGCGCGAGACGACGCTGCGCAGGCTCTACGGCGACGAGGGCTACGGCACGCTGACCAAGCTCGGGGACGACATCGATCGGGGCGTACAGCACGCCACCCGGAAGGCGGCCTCGACCGGGTCCGATACCGCGTCGAAGATCAACGGCATGCTCGACGACATGACGAAGGGCAACATCGACAACATGACATGGACGGCGTTCTTCATGCCGACCATCGGCCACGCGCTCTTCAGCGGCAACTGGGCATCCATTCTCGGCGCCACGGGCCTCGTGCTCGACAAGGCGGTGGGCGGCCCCATGCGCGCCGCTGCCCAGAAGCGTGTGCAGCGTATCCTCTCCGAGGCGATGGCCGATCCCGTCAAGGGCAAGGCCCTTCTGGAGCGTGCCATCACCAACGAGGGCAAGCCGAACATCGCCGCGCTCGCCCCGCTTCTGGCACCCCTGCGCGCCGAACAGCCCGACGACGATCGCAAGACACGCGCGTCCGGCGGGCGTCTCACGAACCTGATCGACCACGCGGCCGAGGCCGCAAAGTACGTCCGCTTCGCGGCGCGCGCCAAGAACGCGCACGGCGAGAAGACAAAGCAGTTCCTGAACGTGCCTGACGCGACCGTCGCCAAGGCCCTTGCCGTTGCTCATGAGGCAATCTGATGGTTTCGACGTACACCGCCAATAAGCGCATCGAACAGCCGGCATTCAACGACTACGTCGATACGTGGGACGTCCCGGTCAACAACGACTGGGCCATCATCGACCTCGCGCTCGGCGGATCGGTGAGCATCAACACGACGGGCTTGTCGGGCAACGTGACGCTCGTCACGGCGCAGTACCAGCCCCTCAAGATCGTCTTCACCGGCACGCCCACGGCGGCCATCAATTACCGCGTGCCGTCGGCCGTCGGCGGTCTCTGGGTCGCACGCAACGATACGGTCGGCGGCTTCGCGGTCACCATGGACAGTCTGGCCGGCGGCGCAGCTGTCACGATCCCGGCGGCGCAGAACACGTTGGTGACGTGCGACGGCACCGCGACGGGCATGTTCCTCGCCATCAACACGTCTCCCGTGGCGGCGGGGTCGACAACCCAGATCCAGTACAACAACGCGGGCGTGCTCGCGGGCTCCGCCAACCTCGTCTTCAACGGCACGACCGTCACGACCACGGGCTTGAGCGTGACCGGCACCACGGTGCTCGGAGACGCTGTAGGCGATGCCATCACCGTGAACGCCGGCACGATGGCGATCCCGAACGGCGTGAACATCGGCTCGAACAACCTCTATCTGAGCGGCACAAAGGTGGGCATCGGGACGGCCACACTGGGCGCCGAGCTGCTGACGGTGGCGGGCGTCATCTACACGACGGCAGGCGGCATCAAGTTCCCCGACAACACGACGCAGACGACGGCGTCTGTCGGCACCGTGCCGGGCGGCTCGACCACTCAGGTCCAGTTCAACGATGCGGGTGCGTTTGGCGGTGACGCCGGTCTGGTGTTCAACAAGACGACGAACGCCCTCACGACCACCGGGCTGCTGACGGCTGCCGGGGCCACGCTCAGCAGCACGCTCACCATGACGGGCGCCGCGATCAACGGGACCAAAGCGGCGGTGGCGAGCGCTTCGACGACTGCAATCGGCGCAGCCCCCGCGAACAATATTGATATCACCGGGACGACGACGATCAATGCGTTTGACAGTATTGCATTCGGCGCGACGCGGATAGTGTACTTTGGCGGCTCTTTGACGCTTGTTCAGAGCGGCGTTCTTGGGTTGCCAAACGGCGGCAACAACATCCAGACGCAGGCGGGCGACACCGCGATATTGGTTTCGTCGGGTGGCGGAACTTGGGTGTGTTACGCTTACCAGCGCGCGAGCGGCGCGCCCGTTGCGCTGAACCCCGCCTACATCACGATGAAGGCTATCGGGGCATTCCCGTTCAGCTTCTCCTACACCCCCCGTCTATCCACCTCGATTTTGACTATCGAAGTCGATATTCCTTATCTCATCGGGCAGAACACCAGTAGTACTTTGACGGCGACTGTCGACGCATCAACGCTAAACACTGCAACTTTCTACTTCACCAACAATGCCCAGCACGGAGGCCCGTTTCGTGTCATCGGCGCGTATCAGAATGTATCGACTGCGGCGCTCACTATCGGCTCCGTTCTGACGCTCAACGCTGCCACATTGGGCGCGGGGACGGTGTACATGCGCGTCACCGAGTCTGACGGGGCGATTTCCTAGCTCAGAAAAACATCGTCGAGATATGCGTAGAGGGGAATGCACTCGTGCCAAACAATCCAAATAGACTTAGCGGGGATTCCTTGAAGGCGACTGTCGAGATGTTCAACACCCCTGCATTTCAGGCCCTCTTCCGCATAACCGCGACGATCCTGTTGCTGTTCATCAGCGTCGTGACGTACGTCGCCGTCCAGACGCTGGGGAACATCAAGGAACTCACCAACTCGATCAACACCCTCAACCTCAGGATCACAGAGGTCATCGGGGAGGGGCGCGTGACGTCCGCCACCATCCTCAATCACGACAGGCGGCTCACGGGCCTAGAGCAATGGCGGGTAACCGTGCCGACGCCCCCGCGCTGATCACTTGCCGTAGACCACGCCCGAGCTGATCTCGGCCCGCAACGGAAGGCCGGCGAACGTCTCGGGCAGGGTCGTCATGATGTCGAGCATCGCGGCCTTGGCCTCGGCCTCCTCCCTCTCCTCGACCTCCCACAGCAGCTCATCGTGCGTGTCGCCGATCTGGTACCAGTCGCAGGCGTAGCTCTCCCGGCGCGCGTAGCGCAGCGCTGACGCCGCCTCGGCCTGCGTCACGTTCTCGGCTTGGAACCCGCCCCACAGCGTCATGCGGGGCCAGTCGCTGCCGTCCGAGCCTGCGGCGGGGTGGAACGATCCCTTGATCGCGGTGACCTTGAGAGATGAGCCCCAGCGGTCCTCGACCGTCTCCAGCTTGGCAAACGGGTAGCAGATCGTGCGACCGCTCGGCAGCATGCACCACAGCGATCCCTGCGCGAAGAAGTACGACACGCGACCGGCATCGAACACGGTCTCGGGCGTGCGTACCGCGTTGAATGCCGCCGTCTCAAGAGCGTTCCAGAAGCGCTGCGCCCACGGGTTGGAGAGACGCCACGTCACCTTGTACTGGTCGGCCTGCTCGTCGCTCACACGCAGGCCATAGTTGCGCGACATCGCTTGGAAGGCACCTACGCCACCGCCGAAACCAAGCGACAGGATCTGCACCTTGCAGGCCTGTCGCTGGTCCTTCGTGACCTGATCGATGGACTGCAGGTTGAACGTCGACAGAGCCTGATGCCGGTACAGGTCAGCGCCCGAGGCGTAGACCTCAAGCACCTGATTGGCCGTGTTCTCCTTGCTGAGCCACGGCAGCACGACGGCCTCGATCGACGACCAGTCGCCCCAGACCAGCGTCTTGCCGATCGGTGCCACGATCGACGGGCGCAGCGTGCGGGACATGATCGTGAGCATGTCGTATGCCTTCGCGAGCTGCTCGCCGTCGTCAAATACCAGCGCGCCGTTCTTGTCGAAGCTCGCCGCCTTGATCACGTCGGCCTTGGGGGCCTTGCTCAGAATCCGCTCGACGACGTCTTCTATGTTGGCGAGCTTCTTCCGGATGAAGTTGTGGGTCTGGGCACCTGTCGAACTAAAACGACCAGTCTGTCCGGCCCCTGCAAAGACGTATGCGCCGCGCAAACGGTCATCCGGTCCCGAGCGAGCCTGCATAGCAGCGAACTTAGCGGTGCTCGCTCGGCCACCATCGTGTACCAGCTGTATGAAGTCGCGAATGTCGCCTGTGATGACATCTTCATTCTCCACTGAGAGGTAGTACTCGCGCACGCTCCTATCGAACGAGATCTTGCCCTTTCGGGGAGCCAGCTCCATGCCGGGTGGCAGGCGTTCGCCAAGCCACGTCTTGATCCTCGCGTGCTGCTTGACCGTGGTGACGACGCCTCGTGTGAGCATCGAGATGCGGGCGTTGATCTCGACCATCTCGTCGGCGGCGTAGTTCTGCGCGGCGCGCACGAGATCCATGTCGAGCGGCAGCCCGCGATCGTTGATCTCCTCGTTGATGTGGTAATCCTCCCACTCCTCGTCGCTGAGCGGGCGCAGCATGGTGCCGATCGCGATCTCGGTGCGGACGTCGTCGTCGCAGTAGTCGCAGAGCTTGTCGTACTCGCCATCGTCGTCGGCCCACTCACCGCTCGGGAGCGGCTTGCACCACTTCATCATGATGGCGTTGTTGCCCTTCTGCTGCGGCAGGCAGAGGGCCTTGGCGCAGAGTTCGAGCTTGCCGGGCAGTGCCATGGTACGGGCGCGCGCCATGGTGCAGCGGAAGCGGCGGATCGGTGTCTCGCGCTTCACGACGTGTCGCAGGATCAGCCGCTCGAAGGCCGCGTTCCATGCGTGGATCTCGACCGTGTCGTCATCGAGCGCGGCAGCGAGATCGGCCGGCATCTTATCGCCAGCCCACGCACGCCAACGCTTCACGGTCTTGCCGTCGTCCAGACTGTACGACGCGCAGAGGACGTGCGTGTCGGGGTGCGCCGCGTAGATGTAGGCGCCGGTCACGGTCAGGTCGACGGTGGCGCCCGTCTCGAAATCGAGATTGAGGTTCACGATAGTTTCCCGTGGTAGCAGGAAAAAGACCCGCCGGCAGCCACACACTGCCGGCGGGTAAACCGCACGTCCCGTTGCCGGGACGTGCGCCCCGGATACTAGCTGGCGCGCCGACGCTGGCGGCGGGCAGGCTCTTCCTTCGCCGGCTCGGGAGCCACGTCGGTCACCGCGCCACGACGACGGCGCGCAGGCTCTTCCTTCGGAGCCTCGGCCTTGGTCTCGGCGACAGGCGCCTCGGCAGGCTCGTCGGCCGGCTCCTCGGCTGCCGGCGGCGCACCCATGCTGGACCAGCCCACGATATTGAACAGCGGGTTGTAGGTCTTGCCGTACTCCCGATGATCGTAGCTGTCGCTCTTGAGTTCGACGATCGGCACGATGTTCTGCGGATCGACGGTCGTCTGCTTCATGAGGTCGTCCATGACAGCCGTGAACGCCTTCCGGCCGCCGTAGCTGTTGGCGTTGTAGCGGGTCTCGGTTCCCTCATCCTCGCCGCTGACGCAGACGAGATCGAAGGCGATCGCCTCGTCCCACTTGGCACCGACGTCGTCGAGCGAGTCGCGTGTGATCGGCGGGTTGAAGATGGAACCCATGCGCTCGCCGACCGGCTTGCCGCCCTTCCACGCCACGAAGCCCGTCTTCAGGGACATCGGGTTGATCGCCCAGCGGCTGCCTTCCTCGACCTCGGTGTCCTTCGGTCCGTACACCCAGTAGCCGCCGTTCTTGGCGAGCTTCAGGAACTGCTTGCCGCCGGACGCATCGACGCCGACAGCCTGCTTGGTCTGCGCAAGAGCCTTCTGGAAGACGGTGATGTTGTTCGTGGGCAGGTTGCCCTTGAACGATACGATGTTGCTGGTCATTTGTCGGTCCTTCTACTTCAGTCTCTTGAGGTGTGCTGCTATCGCAGCGACCGGTAGCACGGCCGGTCGCTTGTCATCCGCGAGCGCCACAGTGGTGCCCGAGGAAACCTTGTTGGTCATTTCGTCTACGGTCTTTTTCTTCAGCAACTCTTCCGCCTTGGGGGGCGAGATGAGGGTAGTGATCATGTACTTGTCCGGCGAGATGTTCAAGCGCTTCAGCGCAAGGATCGCCTCGGGCTCGCTCTTCCACACACGCACGGCGCGCTTGTCGACCAGCTTCCAGCCCGGCACCGCGACGCCGTTCGTCAGCTCGTGGTGGATGCGCTCCTCGGCCTCTTCCAGCCACTTCTCCGCGCTCTTCAGCAGGGGGCGCAAGCGCGCAGCCTGCTCGCCCAGCGTCGCGAGGTTGAGGATGTGCTCGGACGGGTGCGTGAGCGTCTCGTTGCGTCCGGTCTTGGCCGGGCACACCAGCTTCGCGTCGCACCACTTGCACCAGTCGCCCTCGACCGGTCTCGGGTTGGGCGCCTTGCTCGCCGCGATCGCGGTGAAGGCGGTCTGCTCGAAACGGTCGAGAACGCTCGCCGGGTACACGACCTTGTCGACGACGGGGTCTAGGGCGGGCTGGATGATGTAGCTCTCAAAGATTTCAACCTTGGCGAATTCTGGCAGGCTCTTACGAGCGCAAGTCAGGTAGAAAAGATTTTGTTCTGACGTCGCCGCAACCTCAACTTGCCCGAATTTAAAGTCGACGATGCCGCCGCGATTACCCTCGACTAACGCGCCGTCGCTTGTTCCGCCGGCCTCGTCGGTCAGCATGACCATGCGCTCGGCCGCGATAAACGTCGCGCTCGGGAACGTGTCTTGGATCTCGACCCAAGCGTCGAGGGCGGTGTTGATGGCGCCCATATAGTTCTCGTCGATCACGATGCCGTTGGCCATCTTGGTCCCGAGGAACTTTTCCGGCACCAGATCGGGGTCGTTGATCAGGGCCTCCATGACGTCGTGCTGCGCCGTGCCGTGCTCGGCGGCAGGCCCTGCGGGGCGGCGCGGCACCTTCTCGATCAGGCCGGGCGCCGCCGCGCAGTTGAGCCATATGCTGGCATTCGATCCGCCGTACTTGTGATGGATGGTAGGCATGCTTCTCTCCTCAGAAGTTGATTTCGTTTTTCGGTTTTGGTTTGTCGATACGTTCTTCCAGCTCTCGCTTGCGTCTCTCGAACTCCGCGCCCTTCAGCACTCGTACCTTGCTCGCGGGCTCGGCGGGCTCGTGCCGGCCCCTGAACATGCTGCCGTAGCCGTTCATCGCCGGCCGGGTCTTCTTCGTCGCCATCGGCCGACGCTAGCCCTTCGCGGCCTTGGCCACGTCCAGCTGGGCCTGCTCGTACGCTACGGTCGACATGTACTGCGAACGGCTGATGTTGCGGATCGCGGCGGCCTTGTTGATCACCTTCAACCACGCATCCGGCACCTGTGACGGTACCCGCGTGGTCTTGGTGCCTTTGGCCAGACGGCTTGCCATGATGCTGAAACTCCATTGAACGCTGCGGAAGACCGGGATATATCTCAAGCACAACAGAGGGTCAAGTATGGCATACGAAGCTGATCTGGAGAAGTGGTGCCGCGAGCAGACGACCAAGGCCGGCGGGTACTTGTTGAAGTGGGTGAGCCCCGGCAATGCCGGCGTGCCCGATCGTATCCTGTTGCTGCCGTACGCGGTCGTCTTCCTCGAATTCAAGACGCCGAAGGCGCCTCTGGAGCCGCTGCAGGAAGTGTGGCGGACCCGTATACTGAAGATGGGTCACGACCACTACGTGGTCCGCACCCGGGAGCAGTTCAGCGCAATCCTGAACCTCATGCTGCTGCCATGAAGCCCGCCAGCTATCAACATGAGGCGGCGGACTTCATGTTTGAACGAGATCATAGCATGCTGTTTAGTGCCACTGGCACCGGCAAGACACTCACGTACCTCCTGACGGCGCAGGCATTGATCGAGCAGAAGATCGTGAAGCGCGTCATGATCGGCGCGCCTCTTCGCGTCATCAATAACGTCTGGCGGCAGGAGGCCGAGAAGTGGGGCATCCCGCTGAGCATGGCACTCTGCACGGGCGAGATCTCGCCTGCCAAGCGACAGGCGGCGATCGACGCCAAGACGGACGTGCTGCTGGTCAACCACGACATGGTGCCCGCGATCCTCCAGACAAAGCACCGATGCGAGGCCTGCTATTGGGACGAGCTGAGCAAATTGCGCAGTCCGACCGGCAAGCGCCAGAAGGCGGTCCGCAAGGCCGGCTTCAAGATCTGGGCGGGCGGTACCGGCACCCCGGCGCCGAACGGTTTGACGAGCCTGTACGGCATGGCGAACGCGGTCGGGCTCACGATGTTCGGACGCAGTCACGACAAGTGGCTGCGGAAGTACTTCTATCCGATCGATCGAGACGAGCACAACTGGATGCCGTTCGGCGACACGCCTGCCGAGCTGGCCGAGATCATCAGGCCTTTCACCTACGTTCTGGAGGACGACGCGGTCGAGCTGCCGCCCGTCGTGCGTACGCCGATCGAGGTGACCCTCCCGCCGGCCGTACGGGCCCTCTACGAGAGGTTCAGGGCAGAGAGTACGCTGAGCGACCATGACATCGTGGCGGGCTCCGCAGGCGTCCTGCGCAACAAGCTGCTGCAGATCTCGTCGGGCGGGTTCGTCTACGACAACAGGGGCGAGCCTGTGGAGTTCGACCCGTTCCGCCTGAACGTGCTGGCCGACATCGTCGATGAAATGAACGGCAAGCCGCTCCTGATCGCATACCATTACCGCGAGCAGCTCGCGATGATGCAGAGGCGGTGGCCGGGCATCCCGTTCATCGGCGCAGGCTCGAAGAACGACGAGGACACGATCGCCCGCTGGAACCGGAAAGAGATCCCGGTCCTGCCGGTCTCGCCTGCCTCGATGGGCCACGGCCTCAACATGCAGCACGGTGGAAACACGATCGCGTGGTGGTCTGTCCCAGACGACATGGAGCTGTACCTGCAAATGCTTGGCCGCGTCGCCCGTCGCGATCAGGCGACAGCACAGTGCTACAGCTACGAGCCGGTGGCCAAGAACACGGTCGAGCCCCTGATCGTGAGCAAGATGGGCCAGAAGGCGGCGACGCAGGACGGGCTGTGGGCGGCGCTCAGAAGGTGAGAATAGGGGGGTTGACGATACTTGTGCCTCTATGGCACAAGTATCGGACCAACAACGGAGACCTTCCCATGTACGCCCACTACTGCAACGACAAGACCGTCCGCATCACCGACAGCAACCGCCCGGTCGGCGGCACCGTCTACCCGGTGGCCGGCAAGCGCGAGGCCCGCAAGATCGCGGCCGAGCACGGCGCCAAGTGCTGGAATTTCTAGTCATGAGCACCACCGGCCAAGTATCGCAAGCAGTACGAGAGGAGCACGTCATGAGGGTCCAGATCCCCGCCTACACCGATCGCTGGATGCGCGGCGACCGCTACGGAGAGGTCGTCCGCACGACCGAGGCGAAGCGGCAGAGCGCTGCCGATGGCAGCTTCTACCTGTCCGACGTCCACGTCGTGAAGCTCGACAAGAGCGGGCGCACGATCCGGGTCTGGGCCGAGCACTGCGAGGTGGTGTCGTGATCCGCCGCAAAAAGGGCGCTTGACGATACTGGCGCTACTATGGCATGACTGTCGGGCGGCGCTGGTGCCGCCCTACCACGGAGACTTCCCAAATGGCCACCTTCATCCTCACCTCTCGCGCCAACGTCTGCTTCGCTCTCGTGAACCGCAGCCGCGTCATGGTCGCGGACGCCCTGACCAACGCCGTCGTGCGCTTCGACAGCCTGTACCCGGCCGAGCATCTGGTCGACATCCGCGAGGCCACGATCGAGGAGGTCGCGGCCCGCCGTCAAGCCGAGGCGGTGATCAACCGCCCCACCGAATTCTGAGGTTCCTTACGGTGAGAGCCCCTCCGGGGGCTCGATCCGCCAGCAACCTCGCTGGACTACCACGGAGACTTCCCATGCAGAACATCCGCCGCGAGACCTACCGCAACGCCCGCACCCCGATGCGCGACCCGATCGCCGCCGGGCTGCATGCCGGCTGGACCGACTACCGCGCCGGCAAGGCCTTCGACGCCGACTACGATCGGTGGACCACGGCGCACCAGATCAACTACGAGAACGGGCGCCGCCTCGCGGCGGTCGTGGCGGCCGGCGGCCCGGTCCCGTCGTGGGCGCGCAACCAGCTCTGCCCCGTCAACAAGTCGCTGTATCTCGTCTGCCACCCTGCGTGGTCCGCCGAGGTCAAGTACATCCACGACACGTCCGCCCTCGCGGCCTGAGAGGGGTGTTGACAGTCCCGTACTGAGGCCTTAGAAGCATCATTACCGGGTCGCTCCTGACCCGGCCGCAACGGAGATTTCCCAGTGACCCAGTTCCCCCAGATCCACAGCAACGGCACCTCTGGCAAAGTCCTTCTCAAGGAATACGCGACCGCCCTCGACGCGATCGAGAACGCCATCACCGCAGTTCGTGACATCACTTGCCACGGGCGGGACTACTACACGATCAGCTCTTCTGCCGCCGAGACCGCCGCGCGCGAGATGCAGGCTCGTCTGGTCGCCTTGAAGAAGGTCAAGGACGAACTCGAAACGATCACGGTGAACCTCTACGAACAGCTGAGCTAGTCGAAACGCCCGCGAGGGCGTCGGACGGACACGGCCTACCGTCCCTGATGAGACAGGCCACCTACCAATCGGAGACTTCCCATGCCGTTCGACGGTTTCCTCAACGACGATGCCATCCGCGCCAAGGCGCCCTCAGTGTTCGCGACGCAGGCGGCCGACAACGTGTCCGCCAAGTACGCCTACCTCCCCACCTATCAGGCCGTGCGCGCCATGCGCGTCATGGGCTTCGAGGTGGCAAAGGTCCGCGAGGGCTACAAGCGCTCGGTCGAGGGTCGCAACTACGCGATCCACGAGCTGCGCATGCGCAAGGTCGGCGCCGAGCCCCACCGCGAGCTGGGCGACCTCGTCCCCGAGGTGCTCCTGCGCAACAGCCACGATCGCACCAGCGGCTTCAGCCTGTCGGCCGGCATCTTCCGCCTCGTCTGCCTGAACGGCATGACGGTCGCCGAGAGCGGTTTCCATGTGAACCTACGCCACGTCGGTGCCCACCAGCTCGATCGCCTGCACACCGGCATCGCGATGATCCAGTCGCAGCTGCCCAAGACGCTGGAGATCGCTCGCGACTGGTCGAAGATCGTCCTGTCCCTCGATCAGGTCTCGCGCTTCGCCCAGAAGGCCCTTGAGATCCGAGGCACCTCGATCGACATCCAGCCGGCGCAGGTGCTTCGCCCCCGTCGCTACAACGACGAGAATGCCAGCCTCTGGAACGTCTTCAACCGCGTGCAGGAGAACCTGACCGTCGGCGGCATGCGTGGGCAGGGTGCCAACGGCCAGCGTCGCGCCGTGTCCGGCATCCGCACCCTCGCTGCCGACGTCTCGTTCAACACCAAGCTGTGGGCGGCGGCCAGCGAGCTGGCGGCCGAAGTCAAGCCGGTCTCCGTCGTCTCGGCCTGACCCACACAGGCAGGCCGCCCGCCGGGAAGCGGGCGGCCTGTCACCTTTCAGAGGAGAGTGCCATGGGCACGCGACACGGGGTCAAGCCCTCACACTTCCACGGCTACGCCCGCAAGGCGAGCCTCATGCCGGCGCTCGAGGTCACGTACTTCGGTGAGACGCTCGACGGCATCCACAGCTACGACGTCTACGGCACGCCGCCCGGCCGCGAGAGGCGCCTGATCGGTGTCGTCAAGCGCACCGGCAACTGCGCCCACGGCGCGTGGCGCGGCGGCTACACGTACCAGTGCAAGTCATTGGTCGGCGCGGTGAACTGGGTCGTGTCGCGTGCGGCGACGACCGGCGAGATACTGTTTCCAAGGGGGTCGACATGAAAACGCTCGTCATCGAGGTGGCCATACGCGCCTTCTATGAAGGCCAGAACGGCTTCACCGCCATACCGAGGCAGGCGATCCTCATCGAGATCGGCGGCGACGGCCCTCTCTCGCCGATCGACATCAGCGCGCCCTTGGCCGAACTGCGCAAGATGGCCGAGGGCCTGTTCGTCGAGCCCATGCCGATGGAGGATGTGGTCGACATCGTGGAGGAAGAGCGGTGGGCCGACGACTTGGTTGCCCAGATTACGGCTAACCCGGACGACAATAACAACGAGGAGGATCAGTGGTGATGAAGTACTACAAGGAAACGACCACGCTTGCGGCCGGTCTCATGTTCGAGATCCACGAGCGTGGACCCGGAGCGGGGAGCGATCCCCTCGCCCGCGTGTACGACAGCGTCTTCGCCGATCGCATCGTCGACCTCCTCAACGAGGACGAGGAGATCGGCGCGCTGATGAGGAACACGCGGTGAGCAGCATCGACAGAAGCCTGCACCTGAGACAGGTCATCGGGCGCCTGCGGAAGGAGGCCGGCGTCGCCACGTCCAAGTTGCGTCGCGACGCGCTGCGCGGCGTGGCAAGGAAGATCGATGCGCGCTATCGGCTCCGTCTGTCGACGGCGTGGTGGGTCGCCACAGCCGAAAGGATGCTGTCATGTGGATCCTGATCATGTGGGTGGCGACGACGGCGCCCATGACGTCGATACCGTTCAACACCAAGGAGGCGTGCGAGATCGCGCGCGCCGACATGACCTTGCAGCTCGACAGGAGACGCCTCCTTGTCTCGGGCGGCTGCTACGCATCGAAGGAAACGGAGAGATGAGCGACCGAGCCAAGATCATAGAGGTGATGGCGCGTGGAATTTGCCGCCGTCGCCTTGACGACAACATCGTGGGCGATGTGAGCGAAGATGAGATCCGCGCGTATGTTGATGAAACGTGGCGCTTGTTTGAGTCGGACGCCTCCGCCGCCCTCACCGCCTACGAATCCCACCTCCAAGCCAAAGGGCTGGCGGTGGTGCCTGTGGAGCCGACGAACGCCATGCTTGAGCCGGCGAACATGATCGAGCCGATACGGGAATGGCTCGACAAAGGAGAGTATCGCAAGGGGGAGGATCATATGGCCGCCACCGAAAGGCCTGACCTGTACGATCCAGATTATAAAAAGGAGACGGAGATATGAGCGACCGAGCCAAGATCATAGAGGTGATGGCGAGGGCTGGAGCCTCTTTCGAGGAAGTCGAATACGAAAAGTTTTCGGAACTGTTTATCGAGCAGGCCGAATACATGCTGGCCCTACTAGAGAAATCAGGGATGGCGGTGGTGCCGGTGGAGCCGACGCAGGCGATGATCAACGCGGGCATGACCTGCATGACCGACGACGATGGTGAATTGCCGGACATTTGGGCCGCCATGATCGCAGCAGCATCGAAGGAGATAAAGAAATGAGCGACATTGACCCGCAGGAGCTGGAAGAGGCGCTTGACGTCTACGACACACGTGTGAACCTCAGCCCGAGAGCTAAGGTGGTGATTGCCGCCGCGCGCGCGCACCTCGCGGCGCTGCCGCGCTACAAGGACGTCGAAGTGATGACGTGGCTCCTCGTTGATCCCACAGGCACGGCCTATACGGCCTACAACGACGAAGGACAGGCGCGTCGTACGTGCCCCGACGAGTGGCAGGTCGTGAAACTCACCGGCACGGCGAGGGTGCTGGTCCGCGCAGCGAAGGAGACGTAGCGATGAAGCCGACGAAGGAAGAATTGCTTGCGACCATAGCCGTTCGGGCGGCTGCGAACGCTGCCGTGCAGCGGATCGTCAATGAGTACAGCACGACCAGATACCGGGCAAGGGTCGCCGCCGCTGGCGATCGTGTGTGGGTGGGGATCGACGCCCAGTTCGGAACGCGCGTCTGGAAGGACGACGAGGGCGTGCGTACCGTCGGGGATATCATGGTCGACTACGACGAGACCGCGATCCGCGACAAGCTGATCGAGGCAGAGAAGGTGTTCAAGGAGCGTCGCTCGAAGTGACGTTGCCGTGACATCGACACAAGGCTAGAACGAAGAACGCCCCGGCGAGTGATCGCCGGGGCGTTGGTTCCTACCACGGAACGAACTACAACATTGCTCGGGGGCAACAGTGAAGCTCGACAACTTTCTCTCGCACATCTTCGATAAAGTCAATCAGACAACACAAGGCGTGGTGGTCACCGCGTCGAAAGGGGACGGCTTCGAGAGCCGGCGCTGGCGCCCGGGTCGGGACCAGCCCTACGACGATCTCTACTTCTGCGTCAGCACCGTCGCCAACATCCCCCGCCAGACCGTCCTCTCGCGCAAGGCTGCAGATCTGGTGCTGAGCTGGGTGGTCGTGCTCGACGACATCGGCACAAAGGTCGACCCTGACCTGATCAAGCTGAAGCCGACCTACAAGCTGCGCACGTCGCCCGGCAACCAGCAGTGGGGGTTCAAGCTCAGCTACCCGATCGAACCCGGCCAGTTCGCCGCCCTCATGGAGGCGATCGCGGCGGCAGGCCTCACCGACCCCGGCGCGATCCGGGCCGATCGGATCATGAGGGTGCCCGGCTCGATCAACCACAAGTACGAGCGCCCGTTCGAGGCCGTCCTCGAAGAGGAGAGCTGGGACGTCACGTACAGCTGGACGGAGCTGGCAACAGGTCTCGGCGTCACGGTCGGCGAGGCTAGAGAGATGGGCTCCCTGCCGCCTCCCCTGCCACCCGGCAAGTCCGATCCGCTGTATGACTGGCAGCAGGAGCAGGGGCGTGTCCGATCGGGGCCCAGCCCGAGCGGATGGTACGAGGTGGTCTGCCCGCAGCAGGACCAGCACACAGGCGACACGGAGCACGGCACAGGGTACCACCCCGGCAACCCGGGTGGCTTCAAGTGCCTGCACGCGCACTGCCAAGACCTGACCACGGCCGATCTGCGGGCGTTCGCCGTCTCGACCGGCACGTTCGACGACGCCCACATCCAGCCGGCCGCGATCGCGGCGCTGGCGGCGGCTCTGGCGCCCGCCAGAGCCCTTCTCCCGCCCGAGCCGGCCCCGAGGCCCACCCAGAACGGGATCGCTCCTACGAGGCTCGCAGGGCGTCTGGCGGCCCACATCAGGGAGATCGAGCTGTGGCCGGGTGACCTCCCCGACGCCGACCGGACGCCTGCAGACGCTGTGAACATGAGGCAGGCCACCACGGCGTCGCGTGTCGAGCATGTCATGGACGCGATCGGGCTCGTGGTTCGCTTGAACACGATCTCGCAGCAGATCGAGGCCACCCTTCGGGGGTACGAGGGAGACCTCACGTCGGGAGATGTTCTGGACGTGCTCCACCATGCCGCCGTTCGGTGCGGTATGAGAGACAAGGAGGCGATCAGGGCGACCCTCGTCGCGGTCGCCCAGAACGACAAATACAGCCCTGTTGTCGAGTGGGTCGAGGCCGTCGAGTGGGACGGCAAGTCGCGCCTTCAGGAGCTGTACGATACTGTCGTCATGCGAGATCCGGCCCTCAATGGCTGGCGTGACATGGCGATAAGGCGGTGGTGCATCCAGTGCGTCACCGGCTGGTACAATTACCGCCTGACCGACCCCGAGCAGCTGCGCATGTGCCTGACCCTGCAAGGGGCGCAGAACATCGGCAAGAGCCGCTGGTTCAACGCCCTCCTGCCGCCCGGCTGGGTGACGATCGGGGCGTCCCTGCGCCTCGACAGCCCGAACGAGAGGGACGTGGTGAAGAAGGCGACGAGGACGCCGATCACGGAGCTGGGCGAGCTGGACTCGATCTACCGCAAGGCCGACATGGCGGCGCTCCGCAATTTCCTTTCGACCACGGTCGACACCTACCGCATGCCGTACGACAGAACCGAAAGCGTCTGCCCACGCACGACGTCGTTCGGCGCCACGGTCAACCCGGAGGGCTTCTTGGTCGACCAGACGGGTGAGACGCGGTTCCTGCCGCTGGCGGTGGCGAGGTGTGAGCCCGAGCACGACATCGAGCTCCAGCAGCTGTGGGCCGAGATCGCCGAGATCGACGAGCAGCACTGGCTGACGCCTGCGGAGGCTGCGGTGCATGCCACGGTCACGGCAGGGCACAAGGCCACCAACGAGCTGTCGCATGCGCTGGAAGACATCGCGGTCCGCGTGGTCGGCAACACCGACCGCGACAGCTGGGTGCATGTGTCGCCTCTCGACGTCCTGAACCGGTACTCGGTCAGGTCCAGCCCGAAGGCCTTCGCCGACCTGTCTGCCGCGCTAGAGTTCGCCGGCCACGAGCGGACGCGGATCAAGGGCAGGAACGGCTATTGGCTGCCAAATCTTAACGCAACGCTCACGGCGGCGCAGTTGGCGGGCCTGAAGCTGGTCAAGACCCCAGAGAAGTAGGGGTCATTTGGGGGGGTCGCAGAGGGGGTGGGGGGGCGCAGAGCCAAA